GTGAATCGTAGACAAGCGATGAACTAGTTGTTAAGATCATTCCCCAGACCACGTGAATCAGCGAATATCTTGATCTACGACTCCCCAGACCACGTGAATAGTAGACAGGCAAATCTCCGACCACGTGAATCTCCGAATCTCCTAACCACACATAATTAACACAGAATCCCTACACCCCAGTAAGGTGTGGGGATTCTGCATTTGGTTATGATTAACATTAAAGGACTCGATAAGGCCGCAGTTCTTGCGGCGTTGTATAACGCTAGTAAACAACAAGGCATGGGATTCTTGCACAAGCGCGGAGCATCACCGATGAGTGTGGAAGAAGCGCGAGAAGAAATTAACAACATACCGCAACACGGTTTCTCGAATTGTGGTGAGTTATACTTTGACTATCTCCACGGTCGAGTAATGAAAGTGGATATTTCTGGGGATGAACTTAATCCTTGGGGATATGACAGAGACAACGGACCTGGCGCTGCGCAGGCAGCAATTAGCACCTTGTTGTAGAAACCTAGGGAATAGGCCAATGCTATTCCCTATCTTCTACAACAAGTTCTAACTGGTAGGATTCACTCTCCTATCCCGCAAAAACCTCTTCCGGGCGCGGGAGAACTTGTTTGTTTTACGGAGAAAGGAAAAAGTATGCACTCACTTCTTGAAATCCTCTATAATACGCTGTGTCTTATTACCGAAGACGGTAATAACATGATCCCGGCCAAGCTTAAGCATCTTATTCCTGTGATGAATAAGCTGGCCGAAGAAATTGGTGAGTATCTTGATGAGTAATTGTCATGACCCCACCCGACCTTACCGAAACCGAATGGCGAACGTTGCTCTATAATCTAGAGCAACGTAGCTATGAGCTTCGTAGCAAACCGAATCGTGATCTTTGGCGAAGTGCTATTAAGGATCTTGAAGAAATCATCAAGATTGTCCGTAATAGTTTACCATCACTAACATGATCTCTCGCTTAATTCCCTTTGCAATCAGCACACTCATTCAGTCTTGTCCTGAAGCAAAGAAGCTGTTCACCGTTACACCGCAAAAGCCCTCACGTAAGTGCCGACTTGCAAAATGTAATAACTCTACAACCCACAACGGTGGATACTGTAGTGCGGAATGTTGTAAGAGGGATAGAAGAAAACGAATATGAAACTTCACACCAGTCTACCACACTTTCACGCAGAAGAATTCGTTCTTGTGCTTAATGCGCTTGGCTATTTTGCAGCAACAATCAAATCTCCCAACAGCACTTCTGTTTACGCAATAGTTGATGACGCTGATACTGTCTGGCAGCTATTCAAAGAAGAAATGCAACGCAAATTCCCTTGGCTTTATGAATCCCACTCAAATTCTTGATACACTTCGTGCAATTCACGAGCTGTTTCCTGAACACTTGAAACATTCAGCGCGTCGTGCATTGGAAGCTGCATATCTACGCAACGTTATCACTGAAGATGAGTATCTGTTTTTGGCAGATATTATCAGAGAGCGCAATTAACTATGAAAACTCTCGCACAGCTTTGCCCCCGCCGTGATTCCATCTTCTGGTTTCACTCTAGCGAAGCATGTAAACTCGTATCCAGCATCGGCAAGCCTACGCACACTATAGTTTCCCGAAGTGGCGAACACTACTTCGGTTGGCATGAGCCTTGCTATAAGGCTACCGCTTTCTATCGTCCAGTGAATTCTCCACAAACCCGTCGTCCTATCCGTCTGTGCGGCAAAGATATCACGGGGCTCAGTGTGATGGAGAACTTCGGTGAGTATCATCACCGATTCAAGAAGATGTCTTCCCGTCGCTTACGCAAGGCGCTGAAGCGGGAGCTTGAAAAAGAAGCTATTGAAGCTGAAGACATCCTTTCTATCCCTGAAGAAATCGACCAAATGTTTCTGCTTTGGGAAGAGCAAGAAGAATGTCGACAAACTTTCATTACAATGTCTCGTAACATGTTTCTTGAAGACATTAAGCGAGAAATTGAAAGAAACTTTAACGATACGGATCCACTAGAAAACATTCGTCACGATATTCAATCATGTTACGATGAATATGAACGTCGTGATTATCCTGATTACACCACTGAATCAATGCGTTTAACATGAAAACCATCGGTGAAATCATCCCCGACTGCATCGGTAGTCCTTGGCAAATGGTCAACAGGTTTCATGCCTGCCGTCGCAAGACTCAGTGCGTCATCAAGAAAGCCAATCGCTGTCCCTGTTGTGATCACAGCGCAGACTTCAAGCGCCACACCATCCGTGCTGAAAGGCGCTGGAGCAAGCAAGTTATTCGTGAGCAACTTAACGAAGTCGACGAACTCGAACAATACCTTGCTTTCTGGAAACAACTGACACCACTGAAAATTCTTCTTGATCCTTGGTTTAAGAAAATGGAATTGGAAAGGAATACTCAATGACCTCAAACGACCAACCTATTCACACATTTATCGCATTGCGAGAGCTGTTTCCTGAATGCACACACCTTGTTGTGCTTCAACGTAAAGCAATTGAAGCTAAACTTATTACAGAAGACGAAGCTCGTGAAATGCGTAGCTACGCAATGCGTTACATTATACCTTTTGACTTCATACAAAAGAAATGAACTCCCTCCTCCTCTGGCTTCTCTCCCTCACTCCATCTCGCGTGGAGTATTTTGATTGGTAATACTATGACACCTGAAAACATCGACACGCTAATTAAGTGCATGGCACCTGTTCTCATGCTTGCTGTTATTGCATGGGCAGCAACAAGATAGTATGGAATTCATCGTCAAAACCATGCACGTCTACGGCAAGAACTGCCTTGGATGTCAGTATCACAAGAAAGATGTAATGCTAAGTTTCAGCACGCCAGAAGGACTTCGCATACACGACATCTTTCTCACCAACGCTCAAGCCCAACAACTAATCATCCAACTGCGCAAGACTTTGCGCAACAATGAACAAGATGGAAACTAAAACAACCCACTATCCCTCACCTCAATTCCCCAAATCCACTATGCATACTAACACATTCCAATCACGATTCAAAGTCGGCGACAAGATTACTGACGGCAAGCAAACTATTAACATCGGCCATATTGGTCTTGATACACGTGCCGGAGTCTACTACCGAGAGCCTGAACACTGCAAACTTTACTTCGAATCCGATCTAACTGATTATCACCTCGCCCCTCGCTTTGCCGTCGGCGAAAAGGTTTGGCGTGTTAGTTGGCAAGGCATTGTGGAAGATGTCATTGAATCTTTCAGTAACAATTTCTATCACACTAAAAATAGTCTATCCTGTTACATCGAAGACCATCTCTTCCCCGACGCCGAATCCTGCCGAGCCGCAATCAAGGTTATCCCCCTCGCATGAATGCAACCGTTCTCGCGCTGCTTGATCTCAACTTTCCCAATTGGATCAATAAATTAGATGCTATCTCTATAGAATTCTTCAACATAATCGTTCAACATTACCGACGGCTAGGCATTAAGACCTGTGTAGAAGTTATCACGCTAGAAGTCATCAGCTACGCCTGTCACCACGACGACTACCTAGTTCCCGCAACCGGAAAACACATTCCCTTTCGCGCACCCCGCATGTAACTTATGACACCCAATCAAGAACTCCTCATCGCTACACTTAAAACCGGCGACATGACTAAACTCTCGCCGGATCAAAACACTTGTCTCATGCTCCTGATGCTGAAGATCCTCGCCGAACTTCCACTCACTGACCGTGAATGGCGAGCAATCTGCATTGCTATCACAATCACTGCAAATCCAAGCACTGTTAAACCTGAAGTTGCAAACGCCATGATAGATTATCTCTTACCCACCCACGCCAACAACTAACTCTCCCAACGTATGATCACTGCTAAGATTCCCGGCTATTACTCACTCATCTGTCATGATCCTTGTGAACACCTGCTTCGTTCCGCAACTAACGTCTCGTCCCTCGACCCCAACGATCCCGAGTGTCTGGACTTTGAGTTACTCCTCAAGGAACACATCAAGACACTCGTCGCCAACGATGTAACATACCGTGTGGATGATGATCTTGGCATCGTTATCTACCGCGACGATTGTGAATCTTCTCCCGCAAACACTCGACTCCGCAACCTCGTCGAAGTTCATCGTCTCACACTTCCCGCCGCAGAGTATCGCCTCCGACAAGAACAATATCTTGACCGGAAGAAACGAAAGGCTGATTGGATTACGACACAATCCTCCGGCCCACTTGCACTCTCTCCCGCCACCGCCGAACAACTCTACCACGCTGGCCAGTTCTCACAGGAGGTTGACTGGCGAGTAGTTGCTTCGCGTGTTATCTCTGCTCCTGCTCACTGGCATCCACGTCTCATCGCTGCCATCCAATCACGTCTTCGTGATGAATGTGAAGATGCAGTGGCGGAACTCTTCGCTGGCACAGTGACAGAAGGCCGACCACTCTCCCGTCCACGATATATGAACTGGAGTAGGTATACACTGGAATACATCTTCATGGAGTAACTGATATGAATCATAAATTCAACCTGAAAGATCGGGTAGTTTTCAATCGTCAGCCGGCAACAGTTATCGAAGTTCGACTCTGCGAAGCGGGAATCTATTACGTCATTAAACTTAATGACAAGCCGCAATTTGTAGCAGCGGAGCACGACCTATCTAAGCCCTTCACCATCCGTGACTTCATCGCTGCTGCTGATAACGCCAAAGCTAGCAACGAAACTTATGTCTACACCATTGGCGATAGGAATTATACCTATCAACGTATCCAAGGCTTGTTGCATATGACAGTATGCGATCCTCGTAGAACGATTCTTTATCTTACGATAGCTGATTTCATTTATCATCACGAACAGGATTTTGTATGATCCACTTCAACACTAAATCAGAACTCATCGCCGCCTTGCCCGCTATGAACACCCTCCTCGACTACTATAATTTCTTCAAAGCTATCCCATCCAACAAATGGTGCAAGTATAAACTAACCAACGACAAGGGTTGTCATTGTGCCCGTGGACACTTAGGCACTAGGCTTTACTCTTATGGACTCATTGAAAGCCCTAAAGCCATCAAGTTCTACGAGCTGACTGATAGTAATTCTATTGTCATTAGTTCCATCAACGATGGTGTTAATCCTCGCTTTCAACAACCTCGTCCAAAGTCCCGCATACTCGCCTACATTAAATCAAAGCTATGAACAAGCTTGCCAAATTTCAAGAGCTTACTCTCGCACGTGAACAAGCTGCAGTTGAAGTAATCAATAATCATGTTGGCAAATTTGTAGAGTTGTCTTGCAAAGATAGTTGTCACGTCGGAAAGCTTTGGAATTACGATAGCAATAACAAATGTTTTCCAATAGAAACTAACGATGGTTTTTGCTAATACAGAATGCCAAGTGCATCAGTGATGTAGGAACTTGCCGTTGTCAACACAACGGTCGTCGCTGTGCAGCAGCAAGCATGGCTATTGAATCCAACGTTACACGATGGGCAGCACCACATGAAATTCCGTCTATTAATCCAATTCAATACACAGATACTTGGCATCTTGTTGCTAAGCTTATTCGCGTCCACGACAAACGCGCAGTCGATTGTTGGAAACAAGAGCTTCGCCTCGTTGCTCAACAGTTTCGACTCCAACCGTTTAGCATCAGCGATCTACAGGGCGGAAGGGGGAAAGTCAACCCGTTATCCGTATGGTATACAGATAAGGAGCGGCGGAAAGAGCTTCAAGAAATTCACTCCCGCGCAGGCACGAGTCATTTGCTTGAGGACTATATCAAGCAATTCCCACTTGACGCTTGAAGAGTTTGCAAAAGTTTATTGTCCGCCCAATCATAAGCGTTGGGCGGAGGTGGTAAGGAGAATTTATGAGCGAGACTTACGATGACTTTGACATGTAAGTCATTAACGAAAAGCTTGATCGCTACTATGTTAAGCCGCGTTGTCGCTACTGCGGTAAGTTCATAGTTTGGAAACAGACAGATGATAAATGGCGACCCTATACTGGCGGTCAACCACATACTTGCAAACAATACTACGACAAACAAAACAAATGAACTACTACAAATTCCGAAATGTTTTATTCAATACACGCCAGGTTGTCTGTGCTTACGTCCATGAGAATCGTGTGATCGTCAGGCTCGATAGCGGACGCGTGTTCGCTGAAACCTTTGACACTAACGCGGATGCCTGCCGAGAACTTACACGAATTGAGACGGCACTGTTAACCGCATGCTTTAGCAAATCATGATCAAACTAACTACAACCCACGGCCCAATCTATATTCTCGCCGGAGACATTCGAGCAATTAGGCAAGCAGTTCAGTGCACACTAGTTGTGTGCAAAGACCAAGAGTGGTATGTCAATGAAACTCCTGAGCAAGTCTACAAACTCTGGAAAGATTACTTCAAATGAAAATCGAAACCAAATTTAACGTCGGGGATAAGGTGATATATGATAGTAGTGTTTATGCTATCATTCAAATTGGCTGGACTTCGGACAAGCCAATGCCTTGGTATGCATTAGATAGTAACAAGAGTTGCCGTCACGCTAACGAAGATCAACTCTCCCCCGCTACTCGCTACTCTGTCGGAGCTAAGGTGTGGGTGATGATGCATAATAATATTTATCAAGTTAAGATTATGACTATCATACGCCCGGGTAGATACAAAGTCTATAGCGATTTACTGGACACAACCTTCAATGAAGACGAACTCTATCCCACTAAAGAATCACTGCTAGCTTCAATCCAGTGTTATGAGCTTGCATAAGTTTAAGCCTGGCGATATTGCGACTCTCAAACAAACCAAAGTTCTTCTTGCATTCTATCGCAGATTTCTGATTTGGCTCACGGATATTGTGCTGCTCTTCGAGACACTGTTAGTCGTGCTGAGTTTTAGAATGCTAGACTTTGATGTGTCTTTTAAATTGCTGTGCAAGTTTCAAGATCATCACAATAAGCTATACGATAAGCTTGTCTATGCCAACCCGAATCTTCATCGTTGAATACTCCACCCACTACGTAGCTAACTGGAAATTCATGGCCGCATTCAAATCTCGTCTTGCTGCAACTAAATGGCTAGCCAAAGAATGTGGCGCGAAGAAAAGTAACCGTGGCCTAATCGAAACCAAAGACCACCTATTCACTATAACCTCTTACGATGTAAAGGAATGAAACATCTAATCGAGAAGTAGACACTGGAAGGTTTGGCCTATGAGGTTGAAGCAGAGAAAGCTTGGGAAGCTGAGTGTGTTGAGGCAGCTCAACTATATGAACGGCTTGCAGAACTCTGCATTAGTCATGCAGATGAACTAGAAGAAGAACTTAATAAGCTATGACCATTCACGAATTCGTCCCTAACTTCTCGCGTAAGCGAAAGGCTATCCTTCATATCACCACCAGTATCCATCCAACAACTGGCTGGTCTGGTGGTAGCTGTTCCTACTATCGCATCTGTCAACTTCCCAACGCCACTCCACAAGAGTTACGCTTTGGCAATCACTTTAACATCAAGACAGAAACCCAAGAACTAATGCCAGGTAACTATGTCATCGAGACAGGAGTATTCTGTGGCAAAGAAGCAACGCCGCGAGTGCATTGTCGTGAAGAAGATAAAGACGCAGTGCTGGCGTTAGTGTCTAAGCCGGGGACAACACTAACTACTAGAACACTGTGAACCTAGAAACTTACCTCGACCTAATCAACGGTCTGAATAATCAAGTTGATAATGTTAAACGTTCTCTTCTTCAAGAGTTCCACGACAAGTCTGTGTGGATAGACTTGGATGAAAGCAAGCGATTTTTAAGCTTTCTCATACCACTAGATAATGATCGCTATCATATTGTCTTGGAAAAATACTCTGCTGCTGGCCACAAACGCGAACTTATATTTTTCTTTTCTGACATCAAACAACTTCTAATCCACGACCATCGTTTGGTTATTGTGTTATGAACGAACTCCTTACTATCGGCACACTCAAAGAATTCCTCACACACATCCCCGACGAAACCACTATCATCCTCGAAGTCGAACATCTTCGCCAGTCAGCAGTGGCAGTTCACTGGGCTGAGACTATGGGGCGAGGAAAAGTAATTATGTTTACATCCAACGATAAATGAAAACCTGCTACATCGCAACTTGCATCACAGCAGAACACACACGAAAAGTCTTTAGCACTTATGCTAATGCTCTGGTCTTTATCCACTCACGTCCCGATGAAGTCTGGACAATTGAAGAAGCTGAATACTATGAATCCAACAATTAAACAACAAGCTCAAGCTTTGATTAAGTTAGAAGAAGCGCGGCTTGAAAAAATTAATAACAAACGCAAGGAGCTTTTTGCTGCCTATGAAGACGTGGTAAAGCGTGATGTTATTGCAAAGCTGAATACTGCTAACCTTGCAGATGTTCAGATCTTTCCGTCCGAAGGACGCCAATATCATACAGTCAGAGTAGCTTCTTCAGCTGGTGTAAATGAATATAGAAAATACAAACGTTGCTATAAGCCGAATGGTGTTAGTTCTTACAGTGTAATCGAGACACTACGACTACTCCTTCGTCACAAGATCATCACCAAGAAACAACTATCAAAACTCGCATGAACCTAACACCCGGAGCATCCTTGTGGGCCATCCAGCAAATGCTGGAAGGGAAGAAGATTAGACATAGTAATTGGGGACCAGAAGAATACATCTATATTAAAGATGATGTAATTCTTTCTGAAGAAGGAGAAGCCCAATCACTAACTCAGAGTATGTTCAACTATGCTGGCTGGCTCCTCTGGACCCCACCTAACCCCTATCCCAAAGGCACATTCGCTTGGGCATGGGAAGAGTTGCAAAGAGGAAAGCGAGTAAAGTCTATCCGTAACTATGGTTATGCTATCTACTGGAAAGATAACAATACTTATTACAGCACAACAGACGATCAAGAAGACAGGAGCATTCATAGTATTATTATCGCTGACATCAATTCCACCAACTGGGAACTAGTTGAATGAACCACATCAAGATCAACACAAAATCCGAAGGCGACTATCCATACATGGCCTTCTACTCCGGCAAAGTCTACGAACTCTACGCCAAGACAAAGTATGATGGTTTGAAACTTATCGGCGAACATCTAAAACTCAGGCCCAACAAGCTTCGACTTGTGGCAATCGAATTAGCAGAAGAATCATGATCCTCACCAAATCACTCCCGTCACGTTACGTCTTCGTCTTTGGTTCTAACCTTGCCGGCTATCACGGAGCAGGTGCTGCGCTCTTTGCACGAACACACTTCGGTGCGGTGAAAGGAATAGGCAATGGAAGACAGGGTAATAGCTATGCCATTCCGACGAAAGACTCCCGGCTATGCTCACTAGATCCTGATGTGATCAATGAATCATTGCGTGCATTCAAATATTACGCACGTGCTAATCCAGATACGTGCTTTCTTCTTACACCAGTTGGCACGGGACTTGCTGGTATAGATCCATCGAAGCTCGAATTGACCAACGATCTTCCCGGTAATGTAGTGTATCTTCCCGACCTTGGATAGTAAACAAAAACAATTTCTTCAACCACAAAGGTAGAAGACAAAAACCAAAAACAGAAAACTATGGAAACCAATAAGCTCGTTCGTTCGTTCAACCTTGACACTCAGTCTGGTCCCCGTGAAATCAAGATCGTTCTCGCCAAGGCACTGCGTGCTGTGAAGGAGCCTGTCAATGTCCTCGATGCCAGTGGTCAGCCGCAGCTTGATGCTCACGGCAACATCGTTCGCAAGGAAGTTGAAGTTTATCCGTTGACCGTCCAGATTGATCGCAATGGCTGGAAGCTGGCGGATTACATTCAGGTCTATGGCGGTGAGGCTAATGTTCTCAGCGTGCTGGATGCTGACTTCCGCATGGCTGGTAACAAATGCACTCGCGCTGCTACTACTGAGAAGGAAGGATTGGATGAAGAGATCGCTGCCAAGGCCCTGGAGAAGTGGCTGCGTGATGATGCGGGTGCGTCTATTAAGGATATGACTGAGGCGCTTGAGGCTATCGAGAAGGAACTCGCTGGCTTTGAGCCCAAGTTGCAGCCTGTCTTCAATGGTGACATCAATCCTGCCACCGGTATGGAATATACTGTGAAGGATGTTCTGTCCGATGAAGAGCGCACTGCGTTGCGCGTTCTCAAGGTGCAGAAGACTTCGCTCGTTGCGGACATTGAGTCCCGTCGCCGTAAGCCGAAGGCGGCGTAACAATCAAGGCACAGGGGTAACACCTTGTGCTCTTTCTTGTGGGGAGAACAACTACTCCCTACAATCAAGAGCATAATGAAAGCAACCATCAAGGTTTATGAATGTATTAAATGTAAAGTCTACAAAGAATTGCAGTTCATGGTGTTCATGCGAATGAATCAAGTAGCAGAATACATGTGCAAGTTCTGCTATAACACTCAAACAATTTCCTCCGTCTGATACTTGGTAATCACCGGCGACGGCCGGCAGGCGCTGTCGTGGTTGAGCAGTGTCCTAGGTAGGTTCGATTCCTACACGGAGAACGCGGAGGGGTAATACTCTCCGCGTAGTTTTCACCACTCTAATGACGTTAACGAGTGGTAAACTAAGTTGACACGATGTCGTAATCACTAGCCGGTTGGCTAGGGTCTTAGAAATTTCAACGAGTAGTAGAGCTCTCCCTGTGAGTCTGCTAGGTTTACATGATTGACTAGCAGCGCCTTTCATTGGGTATCAGCCGCCTGTCGATACTATTTATAAACTCTACAACAGGCAACATTTCTTTTATGAAATCTAAAATCTCAGAAAGCTTATCAACTGCTTTTGGCACAATGTTTCTAGGATGGGTAATCACACACCTCTATCTAGCTTTTATCTTTCGATTTGATTATGTAATGCTGGCTGCTGGACTTCAGTTGTTTGTCTTCGGATTGTGGGGATCTGTCAGTCTCAGCAGAGAGGAGAGTAAAGATGATACTGATACTCCCTAAGTCTGGCTGCATAATTCCTGTCTTATCCAAACGTAAACCCCGCTGCCACCAATGTGGTCGCTTTGTTCCACGATTCTCCACACCAAAGAAAGGTGCAAAAGAAACCACGTTGCACTATTGGTGTAGTAGTTGCATAATGAAAACGCTATGACGCCTGAAAATATTAATGACCTGATTGCTTCAGTGACAGCTATATGTATTGTTGGCCTGATGCTTTACTTCCTAAATAAATCACAATGACCCCTCCCTCATTATCTCTTCCAACCATCTATCTCCGTGACACGATAGTATCCTGGCGTGACTATGCTGTTCTCGACAAACCAATCGCAGAACAACTCGTTGCACAGTTTAATATCCCCTTCGTTCTACCACTCAGAATCCCACACTTCGCATACATTGAAGAGTCTCCGGGAAGCAACAACCTAGTCCTGTTCTGGCATTACGATCGCTGGGTAGCCAGCAATGAAAAGTTGGAACGTGACAAGGAACTGTCCGCTAAGCGAGTAGCACAATGGGAAGCGGAGATGGTTGCTAATGAACAGCGCAAGCAGGAACTCGCATCACTGATGGCTAGACTCAAACCGGAGTTTGGTGGATGCAGTGACAGCAAGCTGCTGGTTTTTGCTGAGCGTATTGTGGATGGACGGTTGACAATTGAAAGACTTAGGGAAATCCTTAGTGTATGATCTCCGCCATCGCATTCATTAAAGCCAAGAAGCTCAGCGTATCCCTTTACGACATCAAGCAGCGACTTGGCATCACACCATCCGACGCTGACCGCACTGTTCCCGCCTCCACTGTCACCTTCCCCGACATCATAGCAGCTCAACTCGACCACGAACAAGCAGCTACTCCCACCAGCGAGAAGACAGTCATCACTCGCTCAGAGCGTAAGCTGGACATCCTCGCCAAGAATCCAAAGGTCAAGTATTACGCACAGCATAACACCTGTGCACTCAACATCATCCAGCAGTTCCAGCATAACAATGAGATGTCCTTCGTTATGTCTAGTGTTGCTGGCAATGGTAAGACATTCGCCGTCAGCGCAGCAATTCATGAGATGCTCCCATGGCTAAAGAGCACACTGTCCGAATTCCATATGACTGTTCCGGTTATGTGGCTGACGAAGGACAATGCAGTTCTACAGACACGTTACGTAGCGGAGGAATTGTTCGGCATCAAGCGTGAAGATCTACTGGTGGTGAACTATGAGAATCTTCGCAGCTCTGCGGGAATCAAGGAGTATCTCAAGTGGGAAGTCCAGAGTTTAGAGGGTATTGAAACAGAGGTTATCTCTTGGCGACCCGGACGACAGCCGGCTCTGCTTGTGTGTGACGAGTCTCACACAGTTGGTAACCCCAATGCCAAGATTACTAAAGTCCTCGCTGCTTATGTTATGACCACCCGCAAACCTCGTCTCTTACTCACCTCTGCTACAGTGGCTACCCGTGCCACGGAGTTGATGCTTGCTATGTTGAAGTATGAAGTCACAGAAGAAATGATCCTTGAAATCCGAAAGAAGATTTGCTAATGAGAAACCCCAATGCAACCTGCGGTAACTGTCCGTTCTTTGAAGAGCGTGGAATCAAGAAGACTGAAATGATGGGAGATTGTAAAGCCTATCCTCCAGCCATCTTTATCTTCACCAAGGACGTGCAGAACAATGAAGAACAACAGTATCCCAAGACACTATACCCACAAGTAGCCAAGACATCCCGTGCTTGTGGTGAACATCCTGATTTTTATGGACAGCAAGACACTATTGTTCAAGATCGAGAAGGCTGAGCGAGATGCTGATCTTGTTGAGCACTTCTTGAGGTATAGCCGGAAAGATTTTGAATTCCTCCCGTTGAAGTTAGTAATGCCTGGCGGAACGGAGCTACGCATGGAACTCACCTTGCCAGAGCAGCGCGTTCTGGAGAAGATGCTAGTGCATCGACTGGAATCTATCAACGCGCAGAAGGATGAAACTATTCGGCAACTGTATCACCTATCATGACACCTGAAGAAAACTATCTGTTGCATCAGTTGAAGGACGAGCTTCAACGAGCCTTGCAAGATAATCGCAGTCTTGCGCAAACTAATATTATTCTTTCCCGAGAAATTTATAGCTTGCGCCAACGTGAGCTTGAAGCGAAACTTCTTGAGTTTAGTAATAGACTTCACAGTTTGTCACCAAATGATCGTCACTCCTGATAATTGGCACTCTGTGGTCTCACAGATCTGTTATCCCGCAGATCATTTAGACTACAACGAAGTATCCATCCGTCGCATGGTGGGGCTACTAGGCAACCGCTACTACCGGATGCCTAAGATTCCATCCGCATTCAAATCATACAACCGGGTGCGGCTCATTGAGTTCGCATCCGAAGAAGATCATATCTGTTATAACCAAGCATTCAATCGCTACATGGCTGAGTGTGCTAGGATTGACGAGTATCATCATCCGGTCATCCGGAAGCTTGTTGAAGATGGCAAGCTGCGTGAAGAAGCTGAACGACTGAAGACTGTCATCATTGCACAAGAAGCATACAACGAAGTTGCAGAAGGCTATGCCAGTGTCATTGGGCTGTGCTTCAAGCGATCTGTCGTAGAGGTAGTCAACAACCTTGTCCACAAGCACGGCGTCAACCCAGCCAAGATCGCAATCATCTGGGGTGGATATGGAGCACAAGAACGTAAACGTAAGGTAGCTGAAGAACAGATCCGCAAGAAGCTCAGCGAGGAAGAAGTTAATCAGTTCATTGAGGATGGGTTGTTGGATGAGTTGATTGAGTCGTATAGTAATAGGCTCAATCAAGATCTCAGTGCGATTGATAAGAGCTTGCTTGGTGCAGTGGATAAGGAAACCCGTTGGAAACAGATACGTGCATTCCAAGCTGGACAAGCAGATTATGCAATCTTTACATTGGCCAGTGGTGGTGTTGCACTCTCGCTGCATGATGAAGATGGCACTCGTCCTCGTCGCTCAAAGCTGGGACTTCCATACTCTTCCAAGATGGTTGTCCAAGCCTATGGTCGAGCACACCGACTGACTTCCTGTTCTGATACCTACCAAGAATCCCTTGCCTTCAACGGCACCCGTGAAGTTAAAGTAGCCAAGAAGGTCTCGCAGAAACTTCGCTGCGATAGACACACTTCGACGGAAACCTACTCTGATATGGTCTGGACAAATGATAGTCTCGTAATCAATGATCCTTATATTGAGAAAGTCAACCCTGAGGATTACGTAACTGGAGATACAAGTGATGAGTGATACAGCTTTAAAAAGTTCATTTGATGTTATAACGAGTCCCAAGTTTACAATCGAAGTTTGTGTAAGCAAAAACTGGACTGATGAAGAACTTATCTCCTGTGCCACGTCTCACTACCCTTTACCGGGTAATCTTACATGGAAGGTAAATTGGCGTAATGAAATTTGTAACCAAAGCGATTGTTGTAATTTAGTTCCTGGCAATATTCATGTAACGCTAATCATATGAGTGATTCAACTATTGAAATTACCGACATCCATGATCCTAAGAATGTCGAGATCTTTATGCGGGCAATGGATCGTAATGCAAAGGCTGAGGAGCGATGGAAGCATATAATCGTAGATCCCAAACGTGCAAAGACTCCCAACAATGTTAAGTTCCGGTATCAAGATCTTAAAGGTCGTATCGAGGCAGCAGAATCTTTGGCTGAGCCTTTAGTTGCTGATGCAGGTCGTGTAGTGTGCCGGATGCCACCTAAGCATACTGAGTATTACAATGGACTGGAATCTTTTTACACACAAGACCCTGATACACTGGACACCTGTCGTTGCATCCGCAAGCTGGCTTACACTGATCACACTGTTCTACTTCGTGGACCTACGGGTGTTGGCAAGGAACTGCTTGCTCGCGCCTTGCATGGACCTTGGCGACAAGGACCTTTTGTTGCACTTAACTGTGCAGCGATTCCAGCGACACTGTTGGAAACTGAATTGTTCGGTTACGAGAAAGGTGCATTTACAGGCGCAGACAACCGCAAAGATGGTGTATTCCAACAAGCATTCGGTGGAACTTTGTTCCTTGATGAAGTGTTTGACCTTCCTGATTATCTCCAAGCCAAGATGCTTCGGGCGCTACAACCAGACTCCGATGGCCGCTGTTGGATTAGACGCATTGGCGGTGTTGATGAAATCTCCAACTGTCGCATTGTTTGTGCGTCGCAAGGAACTCCAACACGTGAAGACTTCCATGCTCGTATTAGTATATTTGAGTTCCGTATCAAGCATCTGATTGAACGACCTGCTGATGCAAAACTTATTTGGTCAGAGCTTTATCCTGGCTTCGAGTATCCATTGCCACCACTACTTACACGTGGCGATCTTCGCCACAACGTCCGCTCACTAATTGCACTTGGTGAACGCATGAAACTTGATGCACTTTAATACTCTTCCCCCACTGGCATGATTCCTGCTTACAAAGAAATCCAATCAACCGCAGCCGCTCTTATCAAGAGTCGAAAGGTAGTCTCTGATCCAGCGACAAAAGAGAAGATCGACAACCAGCTCTGTGATCTCCAGGAGCGTCTTCGCAAGATTATTATCGAAGCTGACGGTTACATTCGACAACCTGAGAAGTCCCGGTTTACTTGTATTCGTGGAGAATACTACTGTCACCGGGCAGCGGTTGAAGTTAGAGACATTATTGATCGTGGTGTTGAAGATGAGATTCTTCCCACACGCCTAACCGCTTCATCAGCTATTCAGTATTTCCGTCACGGTCTTGCGTATCTGGTCGAGAATCTAGATCCTACCGGAAAATACTCTGAGTGGGAAGAACTCTACAGCTTCGCCAAGCGTGGCGGTGATGTTAAGGTTCAACGTAAAAACCGTGTGTTGTCCGTTGCCTCGCCGATGATGACAGAACTCAACTGGCAACTACAGATTGTTGAATGGATGAAGCGAGAAGGTGACATCGGTGAATTGACAATTAAACTGCACAGCCTGACTGACTATACAAAGTTGCAAACCTTTATCCTAAAATATCCCGGCATTGCAGTTAAAGGTCTGAAGGGTATGGAAGTTACGCTGCATCTTGATCTATGACAATAGATGAATTAACCAATCTTGATGACGAGAAGATCATTGCATTGCTGAATGAGAGTGATGAGACCTTGATGGATATGTTCAAAGATCTCCTGCCAGAAGTTAGATTGATCCGTGGAAGTCCAGAGAGCACCACACGAGAATCTAAACCAAAACGCCATGCGCCTCCTACTCGTCCGCCAGCTGATCGTAGTAAAATTAAAGCAATGCTTGATAAGCTTGATAAGCTAGATATATGAAAATTAAACGATATTGGTCACAATCAACTCTAGCCGGTGGCTGTAACAAGGCTATTAGCTATGTTCAATCTGGCTTCCGTCCCCGTCAGGAAGATAACTTCCTAACTGCTGGCTCAGCGTTGCATCTCTATGATGCTCTTCGCAATCAAGGTGTGGACGAGGATACTGCTGGCCTTCGTGCGATGGGCATGATGAATCAGGCGCACGTTAAACCAACCATCCCTTGGCTCACAGCAGGCTACGTGTCCAGCATGTGTGAAGCTTGGGAAGCTGATCGTGGTTCCCGCAACCCAGTTATCACTAAGCCTAATGGAGAAGCTTGTGTTGAGTTCTCGCTGGCTTATCCTATCCGTGAAACGGAAGACGTCATCGACATCGGCACTGGCACACTGGATGGCATGGAGCGATTGCCAACTGATTTCATCGCCGTTCGTGATATTAAGACCACGATGAAATGGGAGATTGATCTCCGTCAGTATGAACGTTCTGCGCAATTCTTGCATTATCCTTGGCTGATGCGGGAGTTGGCTCTTGCAAAACCGGACTCTTGGTTTGCGAAGGAAGTTTATCCTGCCTTGCGCTGCATTAACATCTACAGCGTCAGAATGCTAAAGACTGGCGTCTCGTTCAACCAACACTGTTTCAACATCAACTGGCAACTAGTCTCGGAATATGGAGATCTCCTCCGACGATTTGTGGATAACTTCGTGCCTGGACTTCCGACAGGCATCGTCACGGGATCCTGTATGTCCGGCAAAGACTACGTCTGCAACTACTTCGACATTTGTCACACAAACCGAACTGAAAACTATGAGCAAGTGGAATACAATCCCATTCTCCGTCATCGAGGATCTAGAGTCAAAGGTCAGGGCGCTGGTGAGGACACAGGGTTTCAACCTGGCATATGAAGAGTTCCTGACGGAGATGCTGGTGGATCAAGCAGTGAAGACAGTGTGTAAATTCAAGATGGGTAATGATGAACATGGTGGGAATTTCTTCCGTTGTGAATTTGACAGAGAGATTCGTGCGGAGATTCTAGACCTCTCAGTCTACCAATACGGAAAACAACTCAAAGATAAGTATGCCGATCGAGTCGATGAATACCTTAAAGCTTCTGGAGAAGACAGTCAAAGACGGTAAAGAATATCAATCACGGTGGCGTTGGGAAGTTGAAGGAAATCCGGAGTGGCAGATAATGGAAGGTTATTGGAAAAGTTCTGAGGCTCCTGAGAAACACTACGGAGGATCAGCTACACGTCATCCCGGCAAACTAATCATCGTTGAACGAACATACACAGAACGTATTGTAGCATCTTATGACATCTCTCCCGAAGGGAATCTCACCCCCATCCGAAAAGAATCCTAGGTTGTTGTTGCTATATGGAATTCAGTTGTCCGGTAAGACACTGTTCCTGACACAACTACCTGAACCATCGTTGATCATTGATATTGACGGACATGCAGGATTCTATTCCTGCTGCCGAACAGGCAAGATCAAAACTTACATGGAGTTTATTGAACTCCTGTTGGCCATTGAGAAAGCCGGGAAGCCTTACAAGTATGTTGCTGTGGATAGTATCACAGAACTTGTTGGGCTTTGCATCGAACACACCACCGCTATCTACAATCGCACCAAATCCGCAAAGGAACCTGAAGTTGCAGACATTCGTGACGTGCCATTTAAGGGTTACGAAACACTCTACACAGCATTCCTGAAACTAGAGACAATGCTTGAGCGTGTTGCGCCATATGTTATCTTTGTTGGACACGTTAAAGATAAGTGGGATGGTGAGACAGCTAAGATGCTGGACGGTGAAGCTCGCAAGGGTGTAACCAAGAACATTCTCGAAGAACCAACCGAGAAGGTTCTTGATCTGCCCGGTAAACTAGCCAACACATTCCTTGGGCGTATGCACGCAGTTGGATATTTTCGGAAAGGCACTGTCAATCCTGACGGAACATTTAACAACCAAATCATCTTTGAAGGAACTGCTGATCGGTATGGTAGCCGAGCAGAACACCTTCGTGGCAAAACAATCCCCGCAGACTGGAACTTGATTTACGTATGACAACCAAAGAACTCATTACTGAACTGAATAAATTCGACGAAGAAATGACCATTGCAGTTAGTGTTGTGAAGCGTGAACTTCCTGAAATTGGTGAACAGGCAGTTGAAACTGCTGCTATTGAAATCACTGGTCTTCGCCTGAATCCTGCCGTTGGTCAACCTGACGTTTCAATTGTTACTTGGGAATTATGATCCTCGCGCATGAACTAATTAAACAGCTTCAAGCGCTTCCTCAATCCGCTGAAGTGCAATTCCTTGTTGATGGTGAATATGTTCCCATGGAAGGCGAAGCCTGTTTCGATAACACCAACGATTGCATTATCCTCACCGCCGAATAACCCAATTTCCCTCTAAGCTGAGGGCTTAACAAAACAAACACATATGCCTGAACTCAACGACGACAATACGTTCCCGATGATTGATGGTTCCGTTCGTGTCCCGGATACTTCTGTGGACGTTTACATTCGCAAGGTTGAACCTCACACCAAGGAAGAGAAGATCTCCTGGAAGTTGACTCTTGAGGTTCTTGCTCCGGAGAATATCGAGATCGCTGGCAAGAAGTATTCCATCTCTGGTAAGGAGATTACTACTTATGTCGGCATCTCCAAGATGAACCTGCACACGTCGTTTGGCCTCTTTGCACTTTACAGTGCTTGTGGTTACAAGCGTTCGTTGGATACTGATAATCCGATGCAGGTTAAGACTCCGGACGGTGAGATCGTTAACGTCCCGTTCGTCGGTAAGGTTGTCCGGGCGATCGTTAACACTCGCTCCAAGCCTCGTAAAGCCTACGCCGAACTCACTCCCGCGCAGAAAGCTGCCGGTGAGAAACCTGAGTTGGTGTCGGTGCTGGATGATAATAACCAGCCTGTTATCGTGCACGAACTCCAGCTCTCTCGCTGGATTGGCCCGAGCAACGTTAACGCTCCGGACAATAACTTCTAACCATCACGGGGAGGGAGTCCTCCCCCTTTCCAATCAGAGCATACGTGTTGTGCTTTGATGTGAGAGAATGATGAAAATTAAACTACTGACCCCAACTGCTAAAGCTCCTGTCCGTGCAACCAGCGGAGCGGCAGGCTATGATCTTTATTTCGACAGTATCGTGCCTTGCACTGATGCTTATATGACACACCTCATTACTATCTCCACCGGGATAGCTGTTGAGATTCCGGCGGGATATGTTGGATTGCTGTTCCCGCGGAGCAGTATCTATAAAACCAATCTCCGATTGACTAATTCCGTCGGTGTCATTGACTCTGATTACCGTGGAGATGTTCGTGTGATCTTTGACACTAGACTATTTCCGGGAATGTTTGGCTACAATGTCGGTGATCGTGTGGCGCAACTTGTTGTGATGCCAGTATTCAACCCCACCATCGAAGTCGTTGAAGAACTTGAACCCACTCAGCGTTGGCTTGGTGGATTTGGGAGCACCGGGAAATGACAACCTACAACTTCTCCGTTACGCTGCCGGACACCACTGTCTACCGCACTAGCTTCAACTGTCCCGGTATGCCCTCCCTCGCCATGTTCCTTGTGTCACTCTTCACGGCCTATCCGACCGCTACCAAGGTCATCGCAATAGAAGCTTCCACCGGACGTGTAGTTGCTACCATCACTCCATGAACTTTGAGCCGGCACAATATCGCATCAATCCCCGTCTTCCCTATAATGGACTGACGATCATTTTGTCTTCTCCGTCCCGCTTCGACACTATCCAATCCGCACAGGAAAATAAACCCAAGATCCTCACTTCCGTTGCGGGTAAGTGGTTCAGCACAGAGTGTCTTGCCAAGGCTGATATTAACTTCTACGCCTGCGAAGTTCGTATCGCTGATGATCGTAGCCCACTCCGTGAAGGAACACGTGTTATCTTCTGTCTCGGTCAGAAGGCGCAAACCACCTTCATGGGCACACTCTCCACGCTCGGAGAACAGCGTGGCTCGCCGATTCAGCTAACTCACGTCGTTGCAGTATCATCCTACACCCCGCAGGATTGTTTCGACAGCAAGAATCACGAGAAGAAGTTCCAGGAAAACAACACTCCTGATGAGGTCTCGGATGATGACAGTGAAGCCTACGACAAAGATGCTGAAGATACTTTCGAGGATGAGAAATCTCACCACGGTAAGACTTCCCGTCAAAACTTTAAGTCCTGGCTAGAGTTCGATAGTCGCAAAGTTGCCTTCCTTCTCAAGCATAAGATGCCCTTGGATCAAACCGAGATCATCATGCTTGACAATCCTTGTGAGAAGTTGCGGGCGCATACGGGGAATTTCTACTTTGACATTGAGACTGCTACGGATTTATCCATACGCTGTTTCGCTTGGTGTGGTGAAGAGGGTCCTGTGTATGTAACGAGTGTTGTTGATTATAACGATGTCATGCGACCTGACGGTTTCCGTATCTTACTGGAACTCACACTCGCCATCCGTCGTGCAGATTGTGTTATCATGCACAACGGTGATACCTTCGACTGTCCCGCAATGATCTGGCGTTACGGTTTTCCCGCAGCACCTAAAAAGCTATACGATACAATGATCGCCCAGCATCGTTGCTATCCGTTGCTTGAGCGTTCCCTTGGTCATTGCGGTTCACTGTGGACTTTCGAGCCATACCACAAGAATGACGGTGTTTACAATCCTGTCAATCACGATCAAGAGTATCGACTGAAGCATTACTGCGGTAAGGATGTTTCCTTGATGCGTCTAATCAAGCAGAAACAACTAGCCTATGCTGAAACCCGCAAGGGACTAAAGAAATCCATTGAACATGCCTGTGCTGCTGCGCGTGCATATATGGATATGACGTTGAATGGTTGCGAAGTTGACGATGAACGTCGTATCACAATGCAAAAACGTTGCGATGATCGTGCAAATCTTTATGCACGTGTGGCGGAGCTGTTGATTGGACCAGAGATTAAAGCTATGGTAGCTGGTAAAGGTTCCAAAGCTCGCCTTGTCTCGTCTCCGGCCCAGCTCTCTAAATATTTCCACAGTGTGCAAAAGCATCCGGCAGTGAAATACACTCCGGCCGGAGCACCTAAACTCGGTGAGAACGAATTCTACAAACTTGCCTTGAAGATTGGTCCACATCCAATTCTTCTGCTTACTCTCGCCTATCGGGAGCAAGCTAAAGCTGCAAGTGATCTCAAGTTGAAACCTTACTACCGTAACTACAGAACCTGGAGCAAAGAACAATGCAAACTCAGTGCGTAATCAGCACTATTGCTGAGACAGGTAAGATTCGCTACGCAACATTACTTGGTGACAATGTTGACGAGTTGAAGCAACATGCACTTAAGATCATGAAGCCTGGCGAACGGTGTATGTTTGTGTTTGGAAGTAAAGTATATTCTGTTGTATGCTCATAACAGCCAGCTGTAAGATAGCTTCGCAGAAGATGTTTCGCCTGTCTCAGGGGAAGCTATTCTCGCGTGGACCTTTTGGCACTGGTCGCTCAATGCAAAACTGGGAGAAGAGCAAGCGTTGCATTGTAGTTGCTGGCAAGGGTCGCAAGATTGTTCAGCGAGATCAAAGTGGTGCTGATGCACGTATTGTTGCTTGGGAAGCTCCGGATGGTAACTTCCGCAAGCTGTTCAAGTTGGGCATCAAGCCGCATTGTTTTGTTGCACTGCGACGTTATAAGCATGAATTTGCCAAGCGTATCCCAGAGCGTGCAGAGCAATTCCTTGAAGCCGCCAGCACACCGATCGAGAAACTGAAATCTCTCTCCTACTGGAAAGAGCTTGTTGCAATCATCGCCGACAGTGACAACTGGGAACATGGAGCACGCTATTACTTCAACGGGAAGACGATGTGCCATAGTCTTAACTATGATGCTGAGGCTTCCATCTATCGTGACACCTGTCTCAAGCGATCCGGCGGAATGCTCTGGCTCTCCTACGAGGAAGCTCAACATGATGTCAATACCTACAAAAATGAACTCTTTCCTGAGATTTTCAACGACTGGCAACCACGTGTCTTGCGTGAATTTCGTCAGAATGGTGATGTTGTGTATAATCTGTTCGGCCATCCGATGCGATTCACGCCCCGGGTTCGCCACAGCATCAAGGATATCTACGCTGCAAATCCACAAAGCACAGTAGCAGAGATTACACATCGAGCGGTGGAGATAGTGTGGTCCCGGATCCAGAAGGAACGTCTCGATTGGACAATCTTCAATAACTGTCACGACAGCTTTGCTTTAAACTGTCCCGAAGATGAAGCTGTGCAAGCGAATGAAGAAGTTATGAAACCTGCTATTGAAGCACACCTCGTTTCTTCACGTGGTGAAGAGTTTCAAATGCTTAGTAGCGGCATGATCGGCGACAATTGGGGACCTTGGCATAAAGATAAAAACCCTGGAGGCTTGGTAGAAAAATGAAACAAGACTGGGATGAATACAACAAGAATCTTGAGAGTCCTGATTCATTCAAGGACTTTGGATTCTATTCACTTGTATCGTCCGCTGTCGGGCGAAAAGTATGGTTAGCAAACGATGAGAGTAGGCTATATCTCAATACCTACACAACATACGTTGCTGGACCTGGCGTTGGTAAATCCGCAGTCATTGATCGTGTTAGAGATATTTTGTTTCGGATTGGGAAGAATGGCGAGCTTAATACTGACGACACGCTTAGTAAGTATCCCGAGAATGAGGAGCTTGCTATTCCGACAGGACCTGATAATACTTCAAAGGTCTCGTTGGTTAAGCTGATGTCTAAGCTGGGAAACATTGAGCATTACAACGGAGGTCTTTATCATCATGCCAGCCTCGCGCTTGCACTGACGGAGTTCTCTGCGCTGTTTCCCTCCGGAATGGATCCCCGTGAAGTTGCCAGGTTCCTGACAGTAATCTACGATAGCGGTCTCTACCAAGGCATGACTGAGAAACGCGGCAAAGAGACTATCCACAACGGCTGCCTGAATCTCCTCTCTGCCGCTCAACCAGCTTTCATCTACGACTGCTATGAAAAGAAGATCTTCAACGAAGGTCTCGGTGCAAGAACCTGGTTCATCTACGAAGCCACACCAAAGAAGCGTAATTTCAACGGACCTGCGGTGACCAAAGAGATGCTTGAAGCAAAGCATCGTTTAATGGCTCACATCGCAAAACTCACACGTCTCGTCGGTCCACTTCGATACACTGATGATGCGCGGGAGTATGTTAAATACTGGTATGAACATGAGTCCGACACGAAGCGTCTTAATCGCTCGCCGAAGTTGCTTGATTACTATGAGCGTAAACGTGTTCACGTCCAGAAGTTAGCGGGTATTGTGTGTCTTTCACAGTGTCCAGATCTCAGCCATCCTATCCATATTACGCACGTCAAACAAGCTTTCGCAGCCTTGGAGTCTATTGAAAAAACCATGGATTTAGCACTCAGCACAAAGCCACGCAATGAGTTGTTCCCGATCCATGAGTTGATTGAAGATCTGCTGAACAACGCTGACTATGAGATCACTGAACTTTACAAAGCAGTGTTGGAATCTGTCAACGCACGGGAGTTTGTAGAGACTTTGAGATCTATGATTAAGTTACGCAAGGCACGAATGTTTCGTGCTGAAACGGGAGAAATGAAATTGACCAATCGAATGGATACTAAGTGCAACCTGAATGTCTATGAGATTGGAACTTACTTGAAGGAGTTTGAGACGAAATGATAACCTGTTTCGTATGTCATAAAGAGTTATCAAACAATCCACAACCAGCTAAACCCAGCATCGAAGTTGCAAAGTTGTTAATTGACTTAGGACATATAGTTGTCAACGACTGGGCCAGTGAGCGTTTACTGATATTTTGCAGCAAAGATTGTTGGAGAAGCGTTAAGAAAAAGAAGGGATATAGAAATCCTGCTAGGAACTAATCTATGACCGCCACCGAAGTAGCTAAATTGCAGGACAGTATCGCTGCGCCACTAGAAGAGCAAATCGTTATTTTGCAACGCATGGTTAAAGTTCAGGCTGAATTACTTAAACGTATTGAAGATATTGTTAAAAGTCGCGTAGCACTTGACAGTATGGATGTTTACCTCTTACAACAAACTCTCTATGCCAACCCTTACCGAACCCTTTGAAGAATGTGCTTGGTGTCATGACTACTTTCACCTACAATCTATCTACATAACAACCGAAGGAATGCTTTGTGAAAAATGTAATCTTACCTTGCAAAAAATGCGAAGCGAAGAAGCACGTCGTAATAACTACAGTCAGTCGTAGGTATTTTCCTAGTGGAACCAGCAAGCATGTGCTAGTTGAGTGTCTTAATTGTGGTAATCGTTCTGATCGTTGGACAGATAGAACATTTGCGATTAGGGATTGGAATGTTATTAATTGGGTATGAAAGAACTCATCAAAAAATATCACGCTGTTCATCAAGAACTCAGAGATATACGCGAAAAAGAATTTCCATTTGGTATTAAAGTGTTTGTTGATTGTCCTCAGTATAAGGGACCAGGGACTGTAGACTTAAAAGTTTCGGTGCCTTTAGATATGTTGCCTGTAAAACTTGAAAATGGCAATACTTGGTATTATCCACTTGAAGCTTGTAGGAGGGCTGAATGAACTCCGACTTCATCGTTAAAAAGTTTATCTCTGAATCTCTGACGGGATTTCTAATATTCATGGCTATGCTAATTCTATTCACACTAGGCTTCATGTGTGGCGTTGCTCGAACAGAAACTGAATACCACCGCGTCGAACAGAAAGCCAAAGAACTCGAACAAATGCGTGCTGTTGTGATATCAAACTTCTTCTATAACCTTCAAGATGCTGTAAAGAAACATGGAAAATAACGAACCTATCCGTAATCCTGAGTATGACAAGTTGCCTGAAAGTGCAAATGTTCATTTTCTAACTCCAGCTGAAATAATTGCAATTGGTCCACCACCATCAGACCATGACGCCGGTATAGACAAGGTAATAAATAACTTAAGAGTTTTTATGACGAGACAGCAATTTAAGAATGAGTTGTTGGAGCACAAATCCGCCTGCTACAAACGCCTACTCGAAAGCAAAGAAGTCACACTAACTGAAGAAGGCAAACGACAGAAAGGAATAATTGATAGATTATGAATGATACGATCTAAAACAAAAACCCCCAGGACTCAACATCCTGGGGGTTCTTTTTTACTAGCACTTCTTTCCGCCTTTACCTTTCTTCTTCATTATTTTTCACCTCCTCCCAATGCACCACTCTTAGTTTCTCGCAGTGCTTTCTCACCGAGATACTTAATCAACCGATCCTTTGCTTCGCGCTCACCGCGGAGCTTAACAAGCATCTGATAGAACTTGTTATCTTCTACGAAGCTGTTATCACCACGTGACAGTGAGCGTTTCAAACTCTCAATATCCTTTGCAGGATTACGAGAAGTCTTTACAATATCCTGCACAACCTTGGGAAGCAATGCAGCAAACTCCTCCGGCGTCGCGTCACGAAGCTCCTTCTCAGTAGCGTTCTCGAACGGATTAGCATTGATGAACGGTGTGGGTTTATCTTCCACAACACGTTTGTAGATCCTAACATCCCGCCGTTCATCAGCCTTTGGGTCGGCAGGAATGAGATCTCGGACGATCTGAATATTATCCTTTGCCAGTTGCACAGCAAGTTGAGCGAAGTCTAGTGACTCTGCTTGGACCATTTGCCCCAAACGCTCACTCACATTGCTTGCAATCTCCAACATCGGCATTCCCGTTCCACGCGGAGGTTTCCCGGCAGCAAGTTGTTGTGCAGAATAGATAATATCCCCAAGCACTCCCGTCGTTGAACTAGTGCTCAAGGCAGCAGCTAGTTTATATGCGGAGTCTTCTCCGTCTAGCGCCAGCCATTCGGACCAGCTAAGATGATCAGGCTTCTTCCCACGAATAGTTTCATTCAGTTCATCAATTAATGCACTCCCCAGCAACACCCCGAACATATTGCCGAGCAGTGGTTTGAGATTACCATCCCGAGCTTCATCGAACACATTGCGTTTCCAGTTGTTGAACCGTTCAATAGACCATCGATTCAACGCAAACAGCGGACCAAATGAGCTTTCCCGAATCCATGTAGGTGTTCCGCGGAAGTCGTAGGTTCCTTGAATGTTCTCGGTAATACGATCAGCTAGTGACTCAACATCTTTCTTCCCGCCGAACTTCTTGACGAAGGAGGGATCATTCTGCATGCTCTCGGCGATAGTCCTTCCCAGGGCCCATGAGAAACCCCTATTAACCTGCTCAAGTTTTTGTGCTCCGGTATAGTGGTTAATTGTATCCGCTGCACGATCAACCATTGTGTCAAGGTTATCCAGATTCTCGTGCCACGTAGCAGAACGTGTGTTAATAATGCCACGTTCCTTTGCCTTAGCAATACCTTCAGCAGTAGACATTACTGCTTTTGGCAATGCCTTGATAACTTCCCACGGACCAACAAGTTCCATCGCAATAGGAACAACAGTTGCAAGGTCACGCACTTTACCCACTGGCCCAAGCGTCACAGCATTAGCAAGCTTCGCGTAGCTCAACATCTGCGACGGGAGCAACTGTCTACCACCAACCGCATCATGCAAAGCACCGATGACATGTGGATTAGACTCGTAGTTCACGTGCTTAATATCAGTGCCATCCGGAAGTGTCTCTGCACGCTCCGCAACACCGACAGTCTTACCGTCCTCGTTGATGTTAAGTAACTGCCGCACCGCTGGATCAGACTGGAGATTCTTGAAGTATGCCAGGTCAGCGTTGAACTTGCTAAGATACCGATACCACTTGTTGGCAATATTCTTTTCTTTCCAAGACTCAGGTAACCCGTGTCCCTCCGCCAAACGAACAGCGTTGTAGTCTACCCCAACACCACCACCTTTTCGCGGGAACATTTGCTGCAAGCGTTCCTCTGCTTTAGCTTTAGGATCGCTGGCTTCAGAGAACTCGTTGGTGAAATAGTCAATGAAATCCTTACGCAACGCAGCGGCTTCAGCACTTTCAGGAGTGTTGATTAACTGATCGTAGACATGGGTTCCAGTGACAGATGGGTTATAGCCAACCTTATCTTCAGGCGGACGAACACGTGTATTACCTTTCTCGTCAAGATACTTGACCGGCAAACCTCTTGCACGTTGTTCATCGTGAGTATCTTGCAAGGCTTTCTTGATTGTCGCCACAGCCTTCTTAAACTTCGGTGGAATAAAGCCGCCTTCCTGTGACACAAGTGCGTCGATCTTCGCAGCATCTTCATTGCTGAATTCACGCAGAACCTCTGAGACAGGATTACGGAAACGTCCGTTGAGTAGTTGCTGATCTTGGGCGTTAGCTTCTAATTTGTCACCGAGATACTCACCACCGGGACCCAGTTCGCGAATGCGCGACAGACCAGAGCCTACAATCGGTGCATCGGAGCGTGAGTAACGAGGATCAGGATTAGTGGCATCGTAGCGTTTTGCAGGATCAATACCCTTTACATAAGGAGAATCGTCTGACAGTTTGAAGATGCTACCACCGATCTCACGTGTGTATTCGCTGCCATCTTTTCCTTTAACGAGCTCACTACCTCGGCGTGGAAATAGTGCATAACTTGTTCCTTCACCTTCGGCATCATTAGGATACGTAAATCCTTTATAGCCTTTCTTTTCGAGTAGATTAATCAGGCTTTGTTCTACTTGACCCTCTTTTTTAAGGGCACTACGGCGAAGATCATTTAGCTCGTCTTCAGTAACAATTTCTTTATCAAGAAGCTGAGCCTCCAGTCGTTCATCTATATAGCGATTATCCTTGAAAACATCCTCATCAAGTGGAATCAAACCTTCGCTGCGTATCTTTCCTTTGTAAAGTTCACGTTCTTCTCCAGGATGAAGAAAAGCTCCAGCGGCTTCTGCCTGTTCCTTAGTTCCAAAATGAACTAACCGATCAAAGCCAGGCTTTTCGATACGCTTGTAATCGTAGTATTGTTGAGTCTTCTTATTGACAGGTTTTCCAGTTCGATAGACTTCAGTGTCATAAACATTGGGAGCGTCTTCACGCGACTCATTCACACCTCCACCCACCACCGGCCGCATCCTACTACCCATCACATAAGCATTCTGCACAAGCTCAGCAATATCATCCTGCGTAGCACGACCAAAGATTCTCTTTAGTTCGCGCTTCAAGATATTAAGCTGATACTTAACAGTCTCGGTAGTTTTATACTTAGGCCCAGCAAGATCACCAGCAAGACGTTGCCCAAGCAGCTGCGCAGCATACTCCTTGGCACTGGGATCAACCTTCCCGCCAGCAACAGCCTCATCTCGCCAACGAGCATAGTCTGGTGAAGCTTCGATCTCAGTCATCAGTTGACCAACGATCTTCTTACCACGGGGATCAGCGAGAGCTTTGTCAATGAATGAGTGGCCATATAACTCATGCGGAAGAGTATCTTGAGTTGCAGCAGGAGTATAGGTTGCTTCGCCATCTTTGACAAAGCCTTTAACGCCAGGTTTAGGTTCTCCAGCGACAAGCTTATCACCATGCAACGGAGCGAAGTGGTTCTTGAAAATGTCAACAAATCCCTTCGTCAATGCCTGCTCGCGAGAATCCTGACGACGCTGATCAACAGCAACATCCGGAGCCTCTGTGCGAGACTCTGACGTGCGACCCATCCACTCAGGTGTGGTGCGGAGTTTGCCGCGCTGTGGCTCTAGTGTAGGAGTTTCAGGTGCAATGCGGTTAACGGCAGGCTCTTTCGCACCCCTAACTTCAACAATTTTATTACCAAAATGAGTTGAACCATCTTCCCACACCTCAACAGGATAGAGTCCAACCTCAGGCGTTTTCTTAAATGGAGCCCAAGTATCTTTATACAACTTACCTTTTTCAGGCCCGTCAAGCAACACAACACCAACGTGATTTTGACCTACGTCAGCCACGGTGTCTCGATACTTTTTGCCACGAGCTTGCACAAGATCAAGCCTGCGAAGAGCGTCTTCTGCAACATAGTAAGTAGCCTTACTGCGCGGCTTTACACCAACATCCGCAGCACCATGCTCTTTGTGGTAAGACTTGTTTCTTGTTGTGGTTCCATCTTCGTGTGCAGTATAGACAGAACCAAGCGCAGTCTTAAACTGCACGCCAACAACAGGCTCGTCCGGCTGAGCATTTAGACGCTGCTCTTCGGCCTTAGTGGCTTGTTCAAGTTTAGCCTCCTGCGCCACTTGTCGCTGACGCATCGCCTCTTCCCGCGCAATACGCTCTTCTTCCGCCAACGCAGCATTATCAGCATCCACTTCACGCTTTAACTGCTCCCTGCGCAAGCGACGATCTTCCGCCGCAGTAGCCACCTCTTGCTCCAGCTGTGCATTCTCTGCATCAATTTCACGCTGAAGCTCTTCCTTGCGTCTAGCACGCGCCTCGTTAATGATCCGTTCCTGCTCCAATGCACTGTTCTGCACAGCAGCTTCTTCCGGAGACAGGAATTGCTTCTTCAGTTTCTCTTCTCGCACAATCCGTTCCTGCTCCAGCTTAGACTCCTCCAGTGCAATCTTCTCAGCTTCTTTGCGAACCTTGAGTTCGCTGGTGAGTTTATACACTACAGGATTCGAGGCCTTGAGCTTCCCTTCACCGCGGAGCTTGTCACTCGCATCAACAAGCATCGACTCATAAGTCGCCGGATCAACTTGACGACCTGCAAGTTCCTTATCTACTACACTCCGGGCAGCTTTGATCTCCTTTTCCCGGCCGTGAATATCAAAGTCCCAAGTGCGCAGCGTTGGAGCAGGGGCTTCTGGCGCTACGGGCTCAAACGCAGGACGTTGATCTTGATGCGCTGCATCAACTAGTTCCGCCAGATTAACTTCATCAATTCCCGGATGAAGTTTCAAGCCACGAGTCAGTGCATTATTTCTGGCCCGACCAAATGCTAGCGCTCCGGCGGCATCCCAAGCTACTCCGCTCGGATCCAGTGCATTGCCACCCTCCATTGTGCGCATACCTGCACCAACGCCAAGGTTAATCCCGGTGTTGATCGCAGCATCTTTTGCAGCCAGTCTTGCAGCATCATCAATCTGCCCAGGAATAAATCCACGAACAGTCTTAACAAGATTCGCCGGAGTATTGGGACGGAATGCAACAAGGTTTGGAGCAAGAGATCCAAGGTTCGCCGCGATAGGATGTTGCTCCGCATCGGCAGCAAGTTGCTCCTTCCAGCTCTTAGGCATCAACTTCTCTTGGCCTTTAGATGCAGCCCATGATGCGCCAGCACCAAGAAGTCCCGCGAGAGCTAATGTTGGAATACCAACTGGAGCACCTACGCCAGTGACTGTTTCAGCAGCTCCAAGCGCCGCAGCAGAAGTTGCAAGACCAGCAAGAGTAGGTGCAATGGCTGCGCCAAAGGATCTACCAAAGGCACCCTTTGCACTAGTTTGCGGCGGAGTGTGCTGGATCTCTGTGGCGGCAGTCGCTGGTGGAGCTTTCTGGCGCTCAATGGTATATCCCTGCTCGTCAATATCAAACAACGTAGGATCATAACCATTATCCACCAACGCACGACGTTTTTGTTCTTCGGTGAAAGGCATAGATTAGTTGAGATTGAAGCGCATCAAAGCATCGAGTTGCTGTTTAACTTGTGCAATAACTTCAGGACTAAGCTGCGCACCAGTTCTAAAGTCACGACCAGTTTCGATTTCTTTAGTCATCGCGCTTTGCAGCTTACGAATAACGTCAGATTTGTGCGGTTCGATTATGTTACCAAGTCCGTAAGACTTGTGTGCAAGATTATACCAGTCAGCTTTTGTCCAGTTTGAAGTGTCACTCAAACGAAGCTTCTCGGCTTCAATCAACTTAGAAGCTTTTTGATCAGCTTCTGATTTAGGGGCAGCAATTGGTTGCACGGCCGGAGGCGGCGGCTGGTTACCATCGTCGGGAAGTTTACCAATACCGACAGGTGGAAGATTTGATTTGGAACTAGCTCCAGGAGCCAATAACCTACGACCAAGCGTTGGAACAGGTTTTCCTGCTTCACGAACAGCCATTGGCTTCTCAATGCCGGTCAACGGATCCTTCACCATCTTAATATCTTCGCTAGGCGAAGGATAATTAACACCCGGAATAGCCGTTCCTTGCTGAATTCGTCCACCCCCGAGATGAATTGCAGCATCAATTGGTGATCCAGTATTAGGATCAAACAAACGTCTGGCAGTGCTGAGATCGGATTGTGCAAGGACTTTATTAAGCTCAGTCAAGCTACGATCAGTATCAACAGCATCCTGCCCACGCTCTGCGCGATCGTAATTAACCATACCGCGAAGACTTTCAGCATCCAGATCTGCTGCGATTTTAGCGCGTTCAAGCTTGCCTTTACCAGCTGCACTTGCAGTGGCCTCAGCATTCTGAGCCTGCTCCAACGCTGTCCGTCCGGGAGTTAGCGCACTAGTTGCACGAGCAACGTTAGCAGCAGCGACGTGTCTAGCAAGTTCTGAATCAGCAGCAGTCTCTCCCAGGCGATAAGACACACCATACTGACCAGCAAGTCTATTACGATCATTGACAGTCTCAAGATTCTTACGACTGCCTTCCATGTCACCGATACCCCTAGCGAATGGAATGTAACCAAGGTTAAATTCAGACCTAGCCTTGGAACCTGTGGCTAGTTCTTCGTTGCGTGCAGCGGTTGCTCCGCGAGAAGTTCGGGGATACAATGGATTTTGTCCGTATTGCGTTTCAACGTTAAGTTCATCCTCGGTATCCTCTTTAGGTTTCTTTCTTTCTCTCCGCCGACGCATCTCTTCCAGCCAATCAGCTTGCTCAGCTGCAACCTTTACTCGCGCAGCATCAGTAGCCCGTGTTACACCGGCTTTAAACTCTTCATCCGGCCGCATTGCTTCCGCACGGGCAACTTCATTCTCACGCTGTTTCCGTGCAAGATAACTACCAAAAAGAAGGTCTTGTAGTAAAGGCATATTGTTTAGCCGGAGTAACCGGGGAAGGTCTTGTTGAGAACATTCAAACCGCTAACACCAATGCCAGCCCAACCAAGGGCGTTTTGGCGATTAGAGTTCTGTTGGGCCAGCGCATTAGCTTGATTAGCCTGAACCTGTGAACCAATCTGTCCTGCAAGTTGATTACCAATCCCTGCAATAGCAGAAGAATTGTTATAGCCACTAGGGTTAAAATTGGTCACTGGCGCAGCACTGACACCAGCACGTCCCGTGCCAACTTGAAAAGGATCAATTTGAGTCTTGGAACTTAGCATGGAAGGAGCCATGGAAAGCAGTGAAGCAAGACGATCCTTCTTAGCGTTCAACGCATTGCCAAAAGTCTGGGCATGTTTCCAAGACTGTGATCCGGGAAGTTCTCCAGTGCGCGCAAGGCCACGTTCAATCTCAGCAGACTCAGTAGGAGTCAGGCCGTTAGGATTAACAGAATCAAGGAGCTGATTAAACAGAGCACTAGAGTGACGACGTGTGGCATAGAACTCTGGATTGGCAAGTTCATCAAGTTTAACTGCCTCACTGACAAGATCTCGTCCGGTTCCGCGGAGTGTGTTAAGTTCCCGACGAGCACCCAGTTCAGTGTTTTGATCTTGTAGATCGTTGGTCAGCTGGTTATACAACGGACTGAAACGAGCAGAGAGATCGTATTCGTGTTGAGCTTTCTGCGGATCAATAACCCTAGCTGCATCAAGCATCGCACGATCATAAGGCTGGATGGCTTTAGTATAAGCCTCAAGAACCTTAGGAAGTGAAGAAACCGTATAGCCAGCAAGTTCTGCTGGAGAAACTTCATGATAAGAAGCCATGGTGTTTAGTAGTTAAACTTTCTAGTGAAAAGGTTTCCGCCGTTTTGAGCGCGTTCGTCGGCTTGGGCTTGCATCTTCTTTTGGGCACGTTCAATAGCACGCGCAGTGGCTAGTTGTCGAGCAACAAACTGTGATTCAGCATCGTTCGGTGGCTGCTGGAGATTGGCTCTGCGCCAAGCAGCAATACGGTTTGCTTCGGAAGCAGCATTTGTTGCAGCTTCGATTTGCTTACTAGATACGTCATATCCACCTGCGCGTGCAGCATTTTGTTTAGCTTGTGCAGCAAGTGCGGCTTCGTCAACCGCAGTAATGTTAGGATCTTTAACTTCAAACTGTTTACGTTTCCGTTCAGAGATCAAACCATCCGTCAATAGATTAGCACCTATGATCGGACTGATCATCGGCGGGCGGAAATTACTAGGAGCTAAACGCGCCTGCAAATTTCCCAACAGTGGATTGCTAAACATATTGCTGATTGGAAGGAATCACCTCACCACTCTCGCGAGTTTCAAGATGAAGGGCGTTGAGTTGTGCATTAAATGCGAACTTAATCCAGAAGCCCAACAATGAACCAGAACAAAGATCGCCTTCATACTGGAAGTTAAGTGTGGCGGATAGTTTGTTATCCGTGACTGGTGTTGGCGTTGTCCAAGGATATTCGGGAATCGTAACATCATCCGCAAGAAGTTCTTGCTGGATGGTTTTATCAAGTTTCCCGTCAACGTAATTGAGCACTGTTACAGTGCCATTCTCAAACACTTCAGTGAACCGGACACGGAGACGAATTGCAGAACTCTCTTGCGCAGGAGTCGGTGAAGAGATTTCACCGTAGTAGAAACCTGCTTCAGCGTATTCATCAGAATCCTCGTAGATGTAGATTCCCGTCGTTGTGCAAACAACTAACTTCTGCTGTGGCTGTGTGTTGATCGTTGTGAAACGAATCACGTCCGTCAAACGAGGATCAAGATCCAGTGAAACAAACACACGGAGAGTTTCATCATAGACCATAATGCCCTGGCCGAAGATAGTGTTGACGCTAAAGTAAGTATAATCTCGCAGCGAAATAGCACAAGGATACTGCTGGAGAACACCGTTCATCAACGGTTGAACCTTAAGTGAAAACGGATCAACTTCAGCCTTAGATGCAACAGCAGCGATGGCGTTGAAGGATTTGATACCATTTGCATCAACAAACACAGTATCTGCACCGATAGTCGTCACACCATAATGATGAATGGCACCGGACGCTAGACCTACGCGGGTGTGACTAGGTTCTCCGAAGAAGACATTTGTGTAGTCAATTTGGATCCGAAAACCTTGCGTGGCTGTAGAAGCCATGAAGTCCGTGGTTCCATAGAGTGGACTAAGTGCTGTCGTGCGCTCGTAGGAATATCGGTATGCACTCTCAGTCGCATCGCCAGCTTTAGCGCCATTGTTATCAATGACGATAACAAAGTTCAGCGGCATTCCGCTGACACTGCGGTAGAGATACTTACCATCCGGCGACATCATGTAAACTGTGTTACCGTTGTAATACATGATTGAGCCGATAGGAACATACTCCGGATCTTCATCAGTCCATTCGGCGTAGGATTTAGTGCGACGACCACTTCCATCGAGGAATACCACCGCAGGCTGACTAACACCATCCGTGACAAGGATAGCAGCAGGGGAACCATTGACGGTAGCGGTGTAGTTCACCTCAGTGTTAGCGACATTCGCCGTAACGGGAACACGCTTGCGATTGATGGAAGAGGCTGGAACAGCTTTGAAGTGGATCCTAGCAGAGGGATCCATGACAATTGGCGCGCCAGCAGCATCACGGAAATAAGCAAAGTTGCTATCTTCTTGGCTCAAGTCACGCCAGTAGAGGTATCCATCAGCAGCAACAATGAGATAGTTCTCAATGCCTTCACAACCTTGGAACAACGCTGCGTTGATGCCGGTCAGCTTTGCAGCTTTCTTAATCGGCGCAACATTGTTCGCACGGACACGGAGATTGATTCCCAACGGATACTCTGAATCCGCCAGTTTATCAACTCCATCCTTGCGGTTAATACCGCCAGTAAAGTCTTTGCGGGTGATGTCCATTTTCTCCAATGGTTAGAAACCTGTTACGCTCGAACACTACTTGACGCTGGCCCGTTTGAGCATTAGCGTGAAGTCCGGCGAGAATAGCTTGCGCTTTAGCATCGTATTGCTGCGCCAGACCTGGATTCTTTTCAGACTCCAGTGCATCACGGGATAAGGTCATATACTTGATGGCATCATCGTAACGACTTCCGCATTGGAAATTGCTACGATCATCAAGCATTGGCTCGTAGACCGGACGATAAAGAAGTTCCAGCGTATCCTGCTTGTTGGTGTTCTGCCACCAATCGTCTTTGAAACGATAGTGGGTGTAGAACACCTCAGTCATGTTGTTAGGAATACGGCTAATAACGACATCGTCAATATCAGTAACAGTAGTATCGTAGGTATGAACGTCTTGTGTGATACTTTCGACGTCTTCCCAGAAGGCTGCCGTGGTGCCGGAGAGTGCGTTGGTGATCGTGAGTGTTTCAACGAAGGAACTAGATTTATTTGTCCGGCCGGAGATTCGGAACGTAGCGGATTCGGTGTCCTTGAGTGTAAAGGTCAAAGGACCAGCATTGAGAATCTCCCGGTTAAGCGGAGAACGCTTAGTGATAGTGAAGTTATTGAAGTCTGTTTGGAATTCTTGAAATCGCCCTGCTTGCTGCGCGAAGTCAAAGATTTCCTTGGTGCGGATGTTACGGATCCGAAGAGGAACCATCACATACCACGGAAAGGCAATGACATCAGTAGCAAGTTCAGAAGTTTCAAAGACTGCTGTGCGGGAAGAGTCAAGAAGCTCTGACCGTTCATAAAGTCCACGAGCCGCTTCGTTAATGCGTGCGACCCAAATAGACTTTACACGCTCGTCGGCGAGATTAAGTCGCCCTTTGAGCGGTGAAATGCTATTAAGGATGTCGATTAGCATAGGTTAGCGGAGGTAGAATTTGAAACGACCGAGATTGGTTGGAAAGTAGATACCACCCATCACAGTCTCAGAACCATTGGTGCCGTTGTGGCAGAACCAACGATTGGCAGTTCCATTTGTCCAGAATTGTGTATCGACACGAATGGCGACGCTTGTTGAAGTAAGAGAATAATTGATTGGATAGACGCGAGTAGTGACAGACGCGTTACTAATTACAAGTGAACTCAATGAAACTTCATCGCCAATTTCGTTACCGTAGAAACTATTTGTAAATTCAAAAACAACGTTATGAACAAAAGGTTTTCTGCCGAGTGTGTGCGACTCAGTTCCAAAATAGCCTAGCTGATGCCTGAAAGTTCCAGCCCATGGATAGTGATAAACCACTTCAGCAATCGGAGCAGTGGTCCATGTGAGACTGTTAGGAAGCGTAATCAACGTATAGTTACTATTATTGTAGCTAGGCTGTGGAAGCTTACCAATATCCAAGTTCGTCTGCGGAAGTGCATAAGACGAAAGGTTTGTGATAACATATGCGTTAACGCTAGCAATCTTTTCCGAGCTAATCGTTCCATCAGCAATCTTAGGACCTGTCACTGCACTATTTGTAATCTGCGCAGTGCCGATAAGGTTATCACTGAGGTGACTGCGATTCACTACACCAACCGCAATCTTATCTGCCGTCACACCACTACCGGCAAGTTGCAGCGAACCAACAGCACCGTTGAGAATCTTCTCTGCGCTAACAGCACCGGAAGCAATTTTCGGAGTAGTAACAGCTCCATCAGCAAGGTTGGTCTCGGTTAGAATTGAACCAAGATACACGTTGGTCCAAGAAGATCCATTGTAAACCTTCAGCTGAATAAGACCTGGAGTAGAGTTATCAAGCCAAACGAAGTTAGTGAAACGTGGATTCGTGACATGATCAGGTTGAGTTGACTGCAAGAGAATAATACCACGATTAGTATTAAGCCGTGCATTGTCAACAAGCTGATTCAACGTCGTAGGACTCAGAGCACTACGGCCAGTGAAATCAACGCCCTTGATAAGATCGTTGTAATTCTCAGCACCGACAGCCGTGAAGGCAGCAAACAGAAAGAAAAGTTTTTTCATGCGTTATCGACGAGAACTGTGTTAGAGTTGAGGGTCATGTCCGTCAAGAACAGACCATAAAATAGCTGAATGGCTTTGATGTAGTTAGAGACGTCGGTCACATCGGAGAAGGTAACAAAGTCGGCGAAGTAGCAGCTTTTGACTGTAAACACACCGTCAACAATGACCAGCGCAGCAGCGGATGTTTCAGTGGCGCTGTATAACAGTTTGCCTTCAATATCCGTTACACTAACCGTAAACAAATTATCAGTGCCTTGATCAGTGATGCTTACATTTATAACGATCCAGTCATTGACAAGATCAAACATCTCAGAAACAACACCACCAATAGATACGTTGAACTTTGTTCCAACTGTTTCCAATATAAATCCTGGTGCAACAATTACAGTAGTATCACCAATCCCCACTGGAACTTTAACAACAGCAAGCCATTGACGTCCACCTGTCGTAGCTGCGGATGTGTAAAGAGACTTAACAGTATTAGCTTCAGCAAAACTGTGACCGTAGAGTGTCGGATCAACGTCAGAAATCTTCAACCCTGCAGTAGCAACCATGTTTGGACCTGTGCCTTGATACAAGGTCGCAGCACTAACTGTTCCAACAGCGTCAACAGTCAACTGACTCACATCACCACGATACCAAGTAACAAGGTTTGTGGTATCAACCGTAACAGTAGGCGTCTCATAGAGCTGATTCGCAGCTTCAACACCTTCAACAACCTCGAAGGTATCCGTTACATCCGTCATCACGGCACGGATGGAAGAAGTCAGCTGGATTGCTGTGCCAAGATTAACTTCATCACTACTCTCTGTGCTCCAGACTTCTAGTGAGAAATATTTCTTGATAATTTGACTAGTATAAAGAGGAACATTTAGAACCTCCCCGATACCTTCCCAGAGTTTATAGCGATAAACTTCATCACCAACACGGTAAGCAATGCACAAACAAAAGTCCGAATCCACTGGAGGCTCAGGAAGTTCTGTTAGCACGAAGTTATTAGTGCTAGAGTAGTTCCACTGAGTAATACGCTGTGAGGCTCCGTTCCACTTCAGGGGATTTGCACGGGAATCATTGATGTCTGCCGTGAGTGTTAGATCATCGACAGTATAATCCTGTGATCCAGCGTGAGGACCTGTGTCGCTGAAAGAGTATGTGAAGGCAGGCAAAGTAAAATACCCTGCACTGCGATCAATACGCTTCGGTTCGCGAAATGTTACCGTATCGTAGCTCATTTTGCAAGAGATTTGGAAATCTCGATAAGCATTGAAAGAGATTTAACAAGCTCCGCTAGTGCGGGGGAGGTAACTTCTCCTTCTGCTCCTTCAGTTCCCAATGAGAGAGTTCCACTCTTTGATTGAGAGCCACGGAGTTTTGAGACATTCGCATTACCGTCTCCGACAGCAGAGACGTCGCTGTCAAGTTTGCGAGTTTCCCGTCGCTCCAGTGTCCCGTCGGGGCGGAAGTAGTCAACGGAAAGTTCATTGGATTGTTTAACATGGGTAGTAGAACAACCAACGAGTGTGGCGCTAATGAGTAGGAGGATTGTCGTTTTCATCGGAAAGAATCTTGGATAGGAATGGGATGCGTTTGATGAATTCAAGGTTGGCTAATTGCTGATGAATACCAACTGCACCGTAACCAATAAACACTCCGAACCAGACGTGAGTCATGGTATTAAAGAAACTCCAAACAGGAAGTTTCTCGACAACGAAGTGACAAGTAGCACCACCAACGACAGCTAGAATTGAGGGGATATACTTGTTGTCGATTGGACTGTGCTTGATAATCTTACCAAGAACATTAAGTCCCAGCACATAGACAATCAAAGGCCAATTAAGAAACAAGTCGTTGAGATTAGTGAGTAGAGATTCCATGTTCTTTGAGGACTTCTTGACGTGATTGCCAAGGTTTACCAGCCGGATCACCAAGTTCTCGGTCCATTACCCAGTTACCGAAACCGGTTTCACGACCAGTAGCAGCAACGCTAGTGAGTTCAACGAGAACTGCCAGCGGAAAGAAAACAAGTTTAAGATTCATTCGGGTTCGTAGGTGGAGATAATTTTCGGCAGACAAGCTTCAGCAGCGGCTAGGCAGTTATTGTCTTGCAACTGTGTGATAGGTTGTGTATGAACATAGCTAGTTCCTTTTGAGGCTGCTTGGAACGAATTCTTTGTTGGTCCTTCCACCGCAGCCTGACGAATCCTCGGAAGAACCAACGAAGGGTTTTTACGCTCTAGCTCATCAACCCAAACATTCATCGCAGAGTAAGTCATAAATCCTTTCATTTGATCAAGGATTAAATGACGGAACTCTTGTTCTCGAAGTTGGCGTTCATTGTCTCGAATATAGAACCAACTTATAATTACTGCTGTTCCAGCAACTGTAGCCACTAGAACTTGCCATGTTTTAGATACTGACAACCTAACCGGTGTTTCGTCAGATATTTCTTTCATGGTGTAACAAGCCAAACGTTGCGGTTAGTGCCGACCATTTTACCCATAGCAGTAGCTACAGAGTTTGTTGGATGGATACCATCAAAGAGTTGCGTAAGAGCATTGGTGTCCGTGACAGTCTGATTGAAATCCCAGAGATACGTGAATGGACGGAAGGGATTGTTTGTTGCTCCACGAATTAGGTTATTCACATACATCACGTTACTGCTCCAGTTCAAATTCCAACCAGAATAATTAGTTGACAGTGGTAACAACGTGCAGGCATGAACAGTGTAACCGTTGGAAATACCAATATTCCAAAGATTAGAAATATATCCAAAGGTTGTTACGGCATTGTCATTGTTAATTACAATATTGTTGATGCCGGACAGAATCATCAAGTGTGAGCCATTCTTGTTGCCAATATACGGACGCCGATGCCACAGTGTTGCTGGCATGTCAGTTCCAACTTGATCCGCACGCTGACCTGACTTTGCGTGGTTGTGAACTACGACAAGATTCGTATAAACACCAAGCTCTTGCCACATTTGCTGTGACCATTCACGACCTTGTTTAGGATCAGTATAGTCAAAGAAGCTTATTGAATCACCATAAACAACAACAGGAATCTCGCGAGCAATGATACTCATCGCACGATCAAGAATCACAATTTCGTTGCTGGTAAGATTCTTGGTGATATACCAAAGCTGACTCTGAAAGCCGCGAAAGTAATACTGTCCGTCAGAACGAGAGCCGAGCAAGAGTCTATTAGCCGCAGTAGAAGAAAGAATATTAGTAATATTCTGCTGTCCACAAATGCCGTCTACCCACGTAGAAATATTCGTCGTTGTAGAAGAATCCTCGTTAACAGTGCTAATGACGTTACGAAATTGACGCTGACCACGCATCAAGCCTTCGGAAGGATTTACACCGAAGTAACGCGGAAATACACCGTAAGAAGGAAATCCACTACTTTGCGTCCAAACCCATTGATAAAACACAGCACTATTCCAGCCCAGAGAGCTATAGCAAGCAGTTCCATATCCATTTGTGCTAATAAGACTGTAAGCCCATTGATAGTTACCACCACTGTTAGCATTAGTCTCACTAGCCATCCTCAAACCAATAGTGTGATTGATGGATGAAGGGATATGCCAGAGATTAGCCGTGGCATTAGTTCCTTGAAAGTAGAGACCTGGAGTAGTTAGAGCGATATTGGTTCCATAAAGAATCCTTCCACGAAGAGTTGGAAGATTAGTTCCACTACTAACTGTTGCTCCTTCGTGCATCAAAACGATGTCAGCAATATTACTAAAACCAATCGTGCTGTCATAGACAAGGCTCAGTGCTGTTGCCAATGGAGCAAGCTGTCCGTTAGTAAACATGTTAACAGTATTTGAACTGTAACGTAGCACTTGACGAGCGTAGGTAATTGCATCGTTCTGAGCCTGCCAGTGAAGTCCTGCAGGGAGAGTAACGTTATAAGTTGTAGCATTAGTTACTGCCGACGCAGCCACAACATTCGTCAACGAAGCAAGATTTGTTTCAACAATCTTGAACGCATTACTAACAGCCGCCGTGTTTGCATTGTCTCGGATGGTCTTAGTGTAGAGCTGATCACCAGTAGAGATGCCAGGAACGCCAGGATTGCTGTATCGAAGATCGGTAACCTGAGCTTCCAGCGCAAGCGCCGAGAAGAGAAGAGCGAGAATGATTCTCATAGAAAAGGGGTTGAGGGGAGTGTTACCTCCCCTCGATTTGGTTACCGATTGTAGATAGACTGCAACACGACGTTCGTGGCACCAGTAACATTAGCCACCGTCAAACCTCGCAGAACAAACAAGTTAACATCTTCAAACGTCACAGCAACTGTGGTGCTGGGCGGAATGGAGAAGTTAGCCAAACGAGCCAACTCATAACTACCCGGAGGAATGTTGGTATAGATCGTCTTCAACATGTAGGTAGTGTTGGTGATGTAGTTAACAATGTTCGTCGTATGACCAGCAGCAGTCGTGAACGAATAGACACCGTTAGTCCAAAACTCAGTCACAGCAACACGGGCGACACTATGAAGATTCGTAGTGTCAGTGGTGTTAGTGTAAAAGGTCTTGTTCGTCGTCGAGTCGTAGAAACGAATCGTAGCGGTAGCAGCACTAGGATTGTAAAAAGACAGAGTCTTGATAACAATCGGAGCATTGCTAAACACTGTGTTCGTTGAGTTATACGGAAGCGTATAAGACTCAGAGAACGTAGCCGCTGGGGCAGAAAACCCAACAACAGCCGCAAGAAGTGCAAGAAGTTTCTTCATAGTTTTAGGTCGTAATGATTACACAACGGCGGGACCGAGTTTGCGCTTGTAGAAGTAAAGAGTCACAGCACGACGTTGGCGGGGAACATAGCCAACAGAGAGCAGAGACTCATAACGACGACGCAAGCCCATCGGATTGATGGCAACAGTGGCAACACCATCATCACCAACCGTCGGAACGAGAAAAAGATCATTCATCTTGATCTTACCGTTCCAGTCGATAGCGGTGATCTTGGAGCTGACACTGGAGTTAGTGAACTCAGAAGGAGGCGGACCAACTTCCAGCGCATCACCAGCGTTAGGACCGAGAATAATGGCAACCTCGTAAGGAGAGCCATCATTCAACATGCTGGTGTAGAGCGGATTAGGAACAGTCTCGTTGAGATTGAACGCATCCGCGGCGGACTCAGTGATCTCCGGCGCAACAGTGGTGCCATCAATCTGGAAACGGAACGGATTACGCCAAGTCTTCCACGTATACATCCCGAAGGGAGTCTTCTTCCAGACATCACCAACGAGATCAGTATTGAGCATGCGATTCTGATTGAGATACTGATCAAACGTCAGATTAAGCATGAACTCAGTGGAGCACAGAAGAGCAAAAGTGCCGCCAGGAGCAGGAGAACCTTCGTCGTAGTCCTTACCTTGGAAGAAAGGAATACCCTCGTTGTCGTGCATTTGAGAGGCAATCTGCATGAAGTCAGTGATCTGAGCTTCACGAGCCTTGCCAACAACTTGAGCCTGAACCCATTCAGCAGTCTTCACCGTCTGGTCCATTGCAGACGACGGCTTAACAGAGGTAAATCCTTGCCCGGCGATATAAACACGCGGAGCTTGGAAGTAGAGTTCAGACAGAAGATAGGTTTCATCATAAATCTTCTCCTTATTCATGATGTCGTCGAAAGCATCCTTGATAGAATCAGGGAACTTCTCAACGAATGAGTTCTGCCAGTAGAACTCAGCACTGTGGAAACCCTTCCAGCCCGGAGTGGCTTCATTGTAGAAGCGACGAGTTCCAATAACATCGAAGCTAGGCTCCGATTGGAACATCTTGTTCGGCTTCGGCATCTGCCGCTGAATGGGCGAAGGAGTAGAATACTCCGTGCGCATCACAGTAGCACCTTCATTCGGCTGCCACTTGGCTTTACCGAGAAGTTTACGAACAAGCGGGGTAGACTTCCAGGACTTCAGTTCTTTCTTGGCGAGAATATAAGGCAGTTTGGAAAACTGCACTTCGGCTTGTGGCGTATGTCCATACGTCACGTCAATTGCGTTAAACGGCTGTGGCATGTGTAGAGTTTTAGTTAGTTTAATGAACAACCATTGTTCACTAGGAGGTTTAGAATAACCTACCAAACCAAAACTGGATGCCCTTCCAGCGTGTGCGAGGCAATGTTATGTAAGCAAGATGCGTGCCAAGTTCATTAGTGTTCTCGCCGCTGCGCGGCGAATATGAAGGCCCGGAGCGGGATAGCGTGCTATTCCTCGCCGCTCGTGGCTCGCTCGCCTTCGGCTCGCTGCGCGCACTCGCGTCTCGGGAACGCTACGGCCAGTCCACCAGCCGTGGAACAAATGCCCGAAGCGATGGATTATGAACGGGCTACAAGCGATGGTAAAGGGAACGGGACTGGAGTAGTATCCAGCCCCGTTCGTTATTGTGCGCGGGTTGCTTTGAGAGATTTAATAGCGTGCTTCTTCTTCGGGAGTGATCTCAACATATCCCGGCCGGGATTTAGCGACTCGTCCACCGGCATCAACATGCTGTCCGTTGGTGGGACCCACTACCTTGGCGACAGAGTTAACACTCTTCGCGGACGCCAGTGACTTGTTGGCAGCTTCCAGTTTGGTGCCGAGAAGCTCCGCAACAGCATACAGGCGGGCCACGGTATCGACAAGTGGCGAGACTTGGGGATCAAAGCCCATCTTGGTTAGTGTATCGAGGGTGGCCTTGTGGCTTGTTGCGGCCGCGGGATTAGCCTTCGTGATGGCATCCCATTGAGGGATCATCGCGGAAGACATAGCGTTAACTCGTTCACGGAACTTCCCGTGATTGGTCGAGTGTTCAGTTGAGATACGAGACACTACTCCCTGCGCTTTATCGTATCCACGGGCAATCTTCAGCGTTTCCCGGTCAAGAGTAGCAATCACCTTGCCGGTAGGTTTCATTGGTTCGGAGAATGTGAGTTCTCCTTCTTCATCAACTCCCGTGATGAATGTAACCGGATCGCCATCAATAGCTAGAGCCTTCTGGTTCTCATAGTGGCGGGCGGCCTTCTTGTAGTTATTAACTGCCATGGCTGCTTCCTGATATTCAGGATTTAGCACATAGGCATTCTCGGATTCATAGACATTGCTACGCGCAGCTTCCTTTTGCTCGCGCAAGGTCTTGACTTCATCCACCAATTTAATACGCTCCGCCCGCTCCTTCTGTAGTTCCTTGACTCGGGCAATGGCAAAGTCTCGGGCATAAGGAGACATCTGCTTGAGAACCTTCTGTTCAGCTTCGGTAAACTGGGGTTCTGTGTCGTCTGTGGGAGTAGCTTCTGCCGCAGGTTCAGCGGGAGTGCTAACTTCTACATTAGCAGGCTCTTCAGCCGCCGGAGCTTCAGGAGTCTCCGCCTTGGGAGCTTCAGCCTTAGCCTCTACCTTAGGAGCCTCAGGTGTGGTAACCGGTGCAGCTGTTTGCACCACTTCACCCTCTTCCAATCCGCTAAGATCAACCATAATGTTCGTATCTTCAGTTGAGTTCATATTTTCCTTTTCTGATCAGGTTTCTAACTTTCTGCAAAATTTCAATCTCTACCACTTTATCACGCAATAGGCTCGGATCCGATTTGCATTGGAATAGCTTCGCTATCTCCGGTTGCAGTTTCTGTAGCAGAATCTGGGTCGCCTGGCATTCCCTCCACTGGGCCAATGCTGCCTCTGGTATCTCCGAGAACTCCATAGATTTGCTGATATTGTTGGAATGTTTGTTGGAATTGCTGTAGTTCTTGTTGCGTGAACGGGACCATGATGTTCCCTGTAGGATCCGGTGTGCCTTGCATGATCCGCTCAATGATTCCCTGTTGGATCTGTAGCGTGAGATCCTGCGCGATGATGCTAGTCTTGTAGATCCGCTGATATTTAGTTCCCAGCGTCGGCAGTGCATATCGGAGATAATCGCTAATCATCACCTTCTCCAGCGCAGTGCCACGGACCAACGGGAAGATCTTCTCCATTCCCAACTTAACATCATTCATCCGCGCCTGCTCACTACCTCCAGTGGGTGTGATCAGGAAGTTGCGATCAATGCGCGACAGATCATTGTGGATGTTCCCGTAGTCATCCCTTGTTCCGAGCAAGAAGATCTCGTTACGCAAAGCGTAGTGTTTAACGATGCGCCACGCATAGGTGTAAACTCCTCGGAGATAGTTTGCAAGATTCAGCACCGACACACTCTGAAGCTTAACAGCTTGTGCGTCGGCCGACATGACTTCTGTTGCGGTCTTGCGAGAGTCCGTTCTGTTATTCACCGCATAGTTAACCTGACCCCGCTCATCAAGATTCTGCGACCGAATACGCTCTGCAAGACTGAAGAGATTCGGATCCGGCGGATCAATCTTGTGCATCTTCAATGCGGTCTTGGAAATTGTTCCAGCCTTCATCACGATAGGCTCTTGAGCAGCCGTATCCATGTTCTCCGGCGAGAAGACAGGGTTAGAGGCCCTCATTGTTTGGTTAATGAGGCTGCTCTCTAGACCACTAACACACGTCTGAGTGTGCTTGGACTTCTCACATTCACCACGTCCCGCAAGAACTTTAGAATCTTCCAGTAGGTCTGCAAGCAATGGAATAATCGGAAGTTGTGTCTCGATACCGCCAAGTCCGATATCAAACGGAACTGGTTCCCTCAACCACTCCTTGCCACATTTATCACTCCACCAAGCAATATAGAGTCCTTCTGGTTCCCGGATATAGACCTTGTAGACATCTGCCGTATCAACACGCTCCTTGAATTCTTCCAGAATCTTATCCGTTGTCGCCGGATCAAAGCCAAACTCCTTAGCGTTGCGCTTAAGAGCCACGTTTGTCCAACGGTAGCGGCGCATCACATAGAGTTGCTGATGCAGGTATTCAGTGTTAAGTGGAATGATTAGATCGTTGAGGGCCACGTATTCCACACTAACTCGGCCGGGAGCATTCTTGTCAAACAACACTTCAACTGCTCCACAGAAGTGACTGATTGCACAGTCAATCGCGCGGAGATGTGGTTCTTCCCAGTTGGTGTATTTAATGAGCGTATTGAAAGCTGTCGCAACATCCTCAAAAGAGTCTCCAAGATCCTCGGGATCCGTGAAGAATACAAGATTCACCGGACCGATAAGATACTGAAGATATGCCGGCTTAGCACGCTGGATGTTTGTGTCGACAACATTAACCGGCAAATACATTTCATCTGCGAGCAACTGGTTGCTGCTTCGCAGTGCTTCAATGTTAATGTCCTTGACACGATTAGCTCGTCCTTCTGTAATACGATCCTCGACAGTTTTCCAGTCTGTCAACAGCGCATGGAGTTTCGGTGCAGCGAAGTCAATTGTCAAGGCTTCTGCTGGTGCAGCCTTCAATTCCACTGGCATCTCTGCCAGGGCTTGTTCTAAAAGTTCAGTGCTTTCCATTTTTGTTTGGGTTTTAGATAGTGTCCTCTGAGAATTTTCTGTAGATCCGCGTCGGATTTAATAGTTATCCGTTCTTCCTGTTCCTCTAATGACCGCCGTCCAACAACTAGACTTTCGTAGCTGTGAACACTAAGTGCCAGCACAAGACTATCAGCACGGTCAGGAGAAGGAATACCTCTAGCCTTTGCTTGTTTCTTTGATTCAAGGATTTTCTTTCCTTTGTTGCCGGTGATTACTCTTCGACTTGTGAGTTGGGAGATCATTCTCTCGTCTGTGCCGTCTATCTTAATTGCACGGGCTTCAATAAGACGTCGTGCTTCAGCATAGAGTTCTGTTCCGCGGTTGAGATAGAGATGGTTGCGATGCGCAGCGGATCCGTTTTGGACGGGAATGATTTGGGTCCAACCACGCCGATTGACTAAGTTGTCGACGGGACCACGACCAATACCGTCATAGTCGATTGGGATGTGTGTTGGTTTGAAAGTTTTGTAAATTTCATCGAGCCAATCTTCAAGATATGTCATCGACGGGAAACCTCGCCGACGGATGGTTTGTTTCCAGTGGTTGCCGGTGAAGATTGTAACTACCGCTTCATCGTTGACTACTGCAATGTCTGTCCCGGCACTAACCATTTCTCCCGCTTTCAACGCTGGAGGATTCCGAATCAGTGTCCTAACAAGATCCACCGGAATAATTACATCGCTGACCTGATCTGCAAACTCTGCCTCGAACGAGGAGAGCATCCACGGATCTTGAGCGTTTCCGCCGTGGTCTTCCAGTGCACTGTTATATTCTTCTTCACTGATGTGTGGACATTGTCTCCAATCAATCCTCACTTGTCGAATTCCACTCTTGAGGGAATTCTTATAGAACTCACCGGACATTTGTTCTGGTGAGCTGATTTCCAGCATGTCAGTATATCCACGACAACGATACATCGCACCATAGATTTTGTCATCGACGTTCTTTGCTTCGTTGATTACTATAAGCATCCGCTGCTCACCTGCTGCAATGACTGGATGGAAACCTTCCGCTTTGCCTTCATTGTCTGTGGCAAACATTGTGCATGATCCGTGTGATTGCGTGAAGACAATCTTCCGTTCACGGATAATGAATCGCCCTGGAAGTTGACACTGATCTGCATAGCGATTCCACGCGTAGGCCCACCTCCGACAAGAAGGTTCTGTTTGGTTGTCGAGCTGTGAGCTAGAGGATGAGGTTAATACTACAATCGCCCGCGGATAGCGCATCAGGAACCAGATTATCGCTGGACCGATAATCATTTGATCCTTACCTGCACCATTCGCAGCACGTAGATTAACGCGATTAGGCTGGGATGAACTCGCCTTCAGGGAGTGGCTCGCAAACGACTCCAGTTCTCTCACTTGCCACGGGTATGCACGCAATCTCCCCTCCCGGAAGTCCTCGTCGATTATGCACATCATCATGTGCGGGTCGAGGAACATTTCCATTCCTCGCGGCTTCTCTTGCTTCCAAGCCTCGTCGGATTGTGTCATCTAGAATGTTAAGGTTCTGCTGAATGAAGTTGGTAACATTGCGCACTTCGGGCTTGCCGATGGCACCAGTGTCAACTTTAATAATGAGTTCTGCTGCACGGAAACGGATACTATCGTCGTAACTATCAAGACAACTCTCAATTGTGGCTACAGCACGTTTAACCATGGCGTTAGTGAATGTCTTGCGAGAACCGGTCAACAAGGTTCCTTCCGACATTAGACGCTTACTTCCGCCGGCGAATAATGCTTGCTTCACCGTCTCCGTCGTCATTCCAAATAGCTCAGCCAGATCATCAATGTGAACTTCCACATTGGCATCATAGGCTGCAACCAACTGAGCAATTTGTGTGTTTTCCATAGGCTCTTCTAGACTTCCCACCAGAGATCACTATCCCGGCAGGCATCTTCTGCTTCTTGCGAGTAATTCATAGATATCCTTCTAGCAATTCTCATGCCAGGTGGGGGAGGATATTAATTCCAATTTTACTTCATTTTACTTTTTAGTATATATTGACTTTTTTCGTTGCTATGGGCCTATTTTTTCTAGTGTCTACTCTACTTTCTCTATTTATATCTTCCACTATTTTCTAATTAGTGTTTGACTTTTTTCAAAATATGGCTATTGTCTGAGGTGACCTGTGTTAAAACAACACTCACTTCCGGGGAGGGATAGATGTATAACTATAGATGGATATACTACATATCGTTAGATAGTTATATAGAAATATGTTGACGTGTGGACAATAAAGACCTTGATTGTTGAGACATAGACAATCGGGCAAATATTGGGCAGAGCGCGGACTGAAAATAATTAAAGATTTCTCTTGGCTTGTTGGGTTATGTCAGCCAATTTTGTTTTTGTCGGGTGCGATTTCTCCGGGTGATCCGGCCACCTTACACCAGATACTATGTCGATTGTTTCTAGTCTCTTGCAGAAGGATATTGATACGCTTCGCACATTCTGTTCGCCGGATGGACTGGCCAGCATTGGTTTGCTTGGCACCGGTGACGCTGCCGCCCTTAACGCCAGCGACAACAAGTTTATCTCTGACGCCTGTAGCACGCGCGAGAGTGTGGAACTTGTCAATTCCCTTGGTCAATCCGGCGGACGGATTACCGCGTTGACCATTGCGGTCCGGGGAGAATGCGACAAGCATGTTGTGACAGGGACTAAGACCCGCTACGTTAGTCCCCACTGGGCGGCGGCGGTTCGGATCAATAAACTCGCTGCCGCTATCCGGCAGGCTCAAAAGTAGCCTAGTTGGTTTCGTTCTGGCCGGTAGGTGTTTACCTACTAGGCCAGACCAAAGCCAATTGCGGCGAGTAGGGCAAGTGTCCAAAGCCTGCCCTTTGTCATTTCGCGGAGAGTGTTTCGGGTATCTTCTACCCTAACGCGACTAGTATCCCCTACTAATCCACACTCATTTCCGCCATGCTGGAAAGCCTAGCCTAGGTTACGACCTAGTTCCTTACCCTTTCCAGTCCCGTCCTACGGTCTAGCGCAAACGGCCATTAGAGATGTTGAAAAGAGACTAAGGTTTCCTGACGACTACCCTTGCACGAGGCGAACAAAATTTCCAACGCGAGTTTGTTCGTTGACTGAATCCGAAGTGCGATATTATCGCCAGCGCAAAACCTAGAAAGACTCCCCGAAAAATGTCACAGAATTTCCATGCCCTTGAACGAAAATTAAATAAACAAAGCGGTTGGAAAACTGGGCAAGGTGAACTAAAAGCCAAAAGTGCGAAAATGGACGAAAGTCTATATTCTCCCTCGTGTAAGCTAAGACTTAGCCTCCCCAAACTTCCGGCGGTAAACTTCTTTGTGAGAGTAAGTATTGTTCAACCCTAGAGGCTTTCCCTAGATGACGAAATTCATAGGTGATTAAGTAGGGTTGGGATTTAGCGTCCCGAATGAGAGAGTAACGAAAACTCTCTCGCAACATAACCACAACACCGGTTTTGATGCTTGTTAAAATCGTGAAAGTCGATGCTGTTAGGATGGAAGGGATACGATTCTGATTGAAATTCCGGAATGTAAACATTCAAAAAATATCCAACAGAACAAGGAAAATTCATTATCGGGAGTAGGGTGGGGGATGAAAGTAATGTTTCGTTCTCTTCCCGAGAGAATAAGGAAAGTCCCACGAGAGACTCTGCCTTGTGAAAAGTATGTTGTTCGCCGGTAATAGGAGATGATACTAAATTATCATCTACTTTTACCGCTTTAAGAAGTCATTATGAGTTTTTATGAGGTCATTTTACGCGAATTATGACTTTTATGAAGATTTATGATGAAATAAGATGATTCAAAAATCGAGGTCTCGGGGGGTGTGTGGGTAGGAGGGGGGTTGTGTAAGAAAATAAAAAAATATATAAAAAATGAAATATAAAATCTTTTAATAAATTTTATAACTTTTTTTATTGAATTACAGCCACCCCCCACTAGCCGACCCTACGAACACACCCCCCAGCGCACCAATTTTGGAAACACCTTATTTCATCATAAAAAGCCATAAAAAATAAAATTCCCGTAAAATGAGTTCATAAAAGGTCATAAGTGAACATTAAGACCATAAAAGTAAATCACGCATTAACACACTATGTTCAACGAGAATCATTACACTGTTTTGCTGACCAACGGAGACGTTGTTAGTATCATCGCCACGTCGAAGAGCAATGCGGAAGCTATTGCGAATGAATATTACGAAGACGACGGAGCAATTGTGATTTGGGAATAAACCACTGCTGACCATGTGAATCGTAGACAAGCGATGAACTAGTTGTTAAGATCATTCCCCAGACCACGTGAATCAGCGAATATCTTGATCTACGACTCCCCAGACCACGTGAATAGTAGACAGGCAAATCTCCGACCACGTG